ACGAATCGAACGAATCGAACGAATCGAACGAATCGAACATCAAATACAATTTGATGTTCATATTGTCTGTGCAATTCAAGATTAGGTATTTTTCAGTAGATGATGACGAAAAAGTTTCTAAACCAACAACAGAAGAAGATAACCTATGATGCTCGTGTGAATCCATTTTGGTGTCGTGCATTCGTATACTGCTTCAAATTTTTCGTATTGTTTTTTTTCATCTTTAAAGTCTGGGAATAATTTCCAAGGATTTTAGAATTTGCACATCTAACAACTCGTTATCAAAATAATATTTATTCCATAATTCATCGGTTGTCATGTTATCAACATTCGTATTAGATACATACTTTACACCGTCTGCATGTGGAAAGAAATATACATTTTGCGTAGCATACGCAATCGGGCCTGGAACATCATTGGGATGCACTGGAGAATCATATGCGTTTATCGTATCCGATGTTGAAAATTCTATAATAGATCCAGAAATTTGACAATATCTATTGGGTTGTATCTCCAAAAGTATAGTATTACCGGTGAATTGTGAACGATCCATTTTGAAATCCATACCTCTACTTTTACCTATAAAAACATGTTTTACATCATTATATTCTTTTATCAATTCAGTATAGTCTGTGATCGATAGTTCAGGATAATCTTCTTTCGATTTCGATTTGGGCACCTTATATATTTTAACATGTTTATTATCTATCACTACTAAAAAGGGGCGGCCACCATTATCATGTGTTAGATATTTCTTAGCTTTTTTCTTGCGACGTGTCTTCTTTCCGATAAGAACATTTTTTCGAGCAGGTTTGCGACGAAGAGTCTTTTCTTTTGAATTGGATTTTTTTGACATATAAAATTTCTTCAATATACTACTAAACATTTATTTATATAGATTATTTTTTTTCGTAAGAAAATTGAATGGGATACATCACACTGTAAAAAACTAACCATAGAAATATGAAAAAAGAAAATATTGCAGATGTTAATGTTATCTGAATTTTTACGTAGATTTATAGAAACGTCTAACTGTGAATTTCTATATGATTGCAATCAATACTTCACGAAGAGATTTTTTGAATTAGCCTTAAGTAACGAAGACTATATAAAAAGTATTAAAAATAGTGATACAAAATTAAACAGGGATCGTTTTTCAGTATATCATTGTAATATTATTCAATGTGCATGTATTGTAGCATTACAAGATCAGAGTCTTGAAATTGAAATTTTTAAGGAGTTATATAAAGTCTACGTAATATTCAAAAAAAAGAGTTTGTATTTTACTGGAAAAAACGAATGGCATGAGTTCACAATTACAATTCTATCGCATATGATATGGTCTAGACAATATGAAATTTTTTTATGGGTATATGAACATCAAATATATGTTTTACAACTTATTGAAAGTATGGATGTTCGATTTGTTGAACGAGCAAGGAAACATTGGTATAAAAGTCGCTGGAATGAATTACATATTTATCTATTGAGATTTTCTATATTATCGGATCGACTTGATATGTGCCAAAAATTAATTGATTCAAATATTTTCAAAGTCGATAACTATTCACGTAAAGTTGTCGCTCAAATAGGATACAAATTTGATGCAGAATCAGTTTTAGTTACATCTGAATTTGCAGATACACCCGAGTGGTTTTGGATGAACAAATACAATGAAAATCTAGATGAGGTTGATGTGGTTAAATGTATCAATGTTTTTATAGAATCCGGTTTTGATAAATCCCGTATAGTTGATTTATTTCGGATGCAGGATGATCCAACTGTGTTTTGGAACTATTTTCTAAACATGTCAGATCGACATTTGAAATTTATTACTGCAACCAAAATTTGTAGCATTATTTCTGATCCAAAATTTATAGTTTCGATTGACGATTTGAAGGAAAAAATTGTCAATAAAATGTTCCAATTTAGCAATATAATTAAAAAGACTATGGTTTTTTATATTTGCGATTGTATCAATGACTATAAGATTGAATTCATTGATGGTTTCGAAAAAACAATACAAATATACAATAATAATACCACTACAGCACACTGTATGTCAAACAGTCACAGAGACATACTTACAAAAATTTGTAAGTTATGTGTTAAAAAGAATTTCAATAATTCCGAAAACCTTATCGAAAAAGTAAGAATAAATTGTACTGACAAAATTTTCTTTTTACACTCTTGTTTCGGAGAATCCGCGAACAGAGCTATTGATTTTAGAAATCATAGTGTAGTTCCGATTGAGGAAGATGTTGATTGCGCGATATGCTTATGTGACATGACACAAAATTTCATACATCTACCATGTGGACACAAATTTCATAAATCGTGTGTACAAATGGATTTTACATCTCGATTTAGTTCTGATTTCTATCTGTGTCCTCTTTGTAGAGTGAAAGTACACCAAACTTGTCTTTGGGATCATTGTCGACTACTATAAACATATAAAGGCAACTCGAGAATACTTCCATAGACATGGACTCGAATGAGTTTGATTCATACTCAATTTATATTGTCTCTATTCAATCAACAATCATTAAGTCACTTATTGAAGCTGTGAAAGAGATTCTACCCGATACAAATATTGAAATCAACGAAGACTCTATTAGAATCCTCTCGATTGATCCAACCCATACAAGTTTAGTTCACCTCAATCTCAATGCTGCGAATTTCGAGAAATTTCATTGTACACACCCACAGATTCTAGGCGTCAATATGATAAATCTTTTTAAGCTTATCAAGACAGTATCGAGTAATGACATGATTACTTTATTCGTTCAAAAGAACGACCAGAATCATCTTGGAATCAAGATCGAGAATACGGTCAAAAACACATCAACGACATTTAAACTAAACCTCATGGATCTCAGTTCCGGCAATATAAAGATTCCACCTGCAACATTTTCATCGATCATAACAATGAAATCCAGCGAATTTCAGAAAACTTGTCGCGATATGTTGAATATTTCAGATGATATCGAAATAAAATCTGTTGACAAGAATCTTATTTTGACTTGTAGTGGAGATTTTGCAGAGCAGGTAACTGTGATTGGTGAAAGCTCGTCGAACGGTATCCATTTTAATAAACTAAGCAACGCAGAAGAGGAAATTATTCAAGGTGTGTTTTCGCTGAAATATTTGACGATGTTTTCGAAGTGTACAAGCCTGTCACCAAATATACAAATTTATCTCAAAAATAATTACCCTCTAATTTTATCGTACTGTGTTGGTAGTTTGGGTGAAGTGCGTATGTGCTTGGCTCCAAAACAGACTTAGTAGTTGTTAATAATCATCATATAAATGCTAATAAATTTAAAATTTAAAATTTAAAAAGTTTTCGTCGTAGTTCAAACATCTGTTCGTCAGGAATACGTGCTTGCTGAAATGTTGTTTCGAAATGTCTCGTGTCTTTGAGCATCATCAATATGAAATAGATGCAATATACACCACATTCGGTGTTCGAATACTGATGATGTATTTTATTTTCTTTGAATACAATTTTTGACCCGTCGAGTGCTTTCGCTTCGCGTTTGAATCGATTAAATAGATTTTTTACTTCAGAAGGAGCTCTATTTCCAGCCGAATCGAAAAAGTAAAATATTTTGTTTTTAATATCGAAATACATACAGATCCAGTGTGATCCATATTGATCTGACGTATCTGTGTTGAAAACGATGGAGGTAGAATCGTACTTCGTACGTAGTGATTCATAAGAATCTTTGCAAACACCGTCAAATTTGCAAATTCCAAATGTTTTCTCATCGAAGTCGATCGGTTCGGGAAAATATACTTTAAAACGACGTTTTTTAAATTTTCTTAGTACATTGATAATGTCATCGTCGCTAAGCCACTCGTTCATGTGCTTCCAATTATCAGTTTTTGTTTTTTGTTTTGGTTTTATCATTCGGATGCTTCCACCTTTCTTTCGAGTCTTCGATACCATCTCTTATAATAATAATGAGATTTTTATTTAACATAAACTTGGTTTAAATTCAATCGGCTCCTTGTTTAACGATCTAGCGACAATCTTGTCACCACCCGTCATTTCTTAATATAAACTTTACACTCCAAAATTTCCAGAATTATGTTTTTCAGAAACCGTATCCGCGCCAAAATATTTACCTTTGCATCTTTTCTTCTTCTTGTCTTTTTTTTGGCATTTTGGCCAAACACTCACTGGCAAAAAAAACGTTTTTAAATCTACAAGAGATTTATGAGTTCTATTCCTGACGTAATCTCTATCATATATATTATTGTCTGGACTACTGCCATCGTTATGATTTTCGTATTGATCTTGAAGCCACTTTATATTTATTCCGTCTCGATAAGCAATTACTTCGGAACGCTGTAGAATACCATCACCACTTTTATCGACAAAATCAAACCCGTCGTCTAATGGTACAACGGCCTCATTTCCATCGACATCAGTTAAAATTACGTCTTCTATTTTGTGTTCGTCTTTATCTTGTTTGTCATTTTCATTGTGTGTTCCAAGATTACCAGTTTCCGAGAGCGAGAAAATAATAATTATTATCACAATAATGATTAAAAAAAATATCGCCACGGTCATTTTATATATGTATATATATATACATACATATTTATTTTTTGAATCATCAACTCTTCGAATTTTGATCGGGCAAATCGAAACTATCCTGATTTATTCATAAATATCCGCAACTGCTTACGGATTTTGTTTTTTGAAAATTTTTCATTTTTCCATCAAGCTTTTGACTTCATCGGTAAGTTCTTCACGATTTACCGAGCTATCGTTCATCTTTGTATTGTCCGGGGGGGGGATTTCATAATAGATTAAGAAAAAAATGATGAATACCTACATACATTAGCTTAGTAACCAAATGGAACAAAAGATGGAAGCTATCCGTGACCGCCGTAGGCGGGCTGCATTAATACGAAAACAAAAATACGAAGACATGCTTTTAAATCAGCTTGCAAATACAGCACACTGTAGATCTACGCAAAATAAAGAGATCATCAAAAAAAAAAATCACGAACATGAACATGAACATGCATCATCATGCAAAACGAAACGATTCCGGATGCAAAACGCAAAAGGGACGTCTAATATGTTCATCAAACCGTGACGAACTTCGGACAAATCCCAACAATTACCGACCAGAAAGGGGCAAAAATCGAATCGAAGCGGGAAATATTAATATGAAATATTTACGAGTAATTACAAAACTACAACTATGACGTATCCTTAAAAAATTATAATTTCTTGGATACCGAAAACTCGTTTTTTTTAGTCTCAATTACAGTTCTTCCGTTCAAACCACAGGATTCAGAAATAAATCCAACGAAACAAACATAAAAAATGCATACAATACTGTAGGAAGTGGTTTTAAAATTGTTATAAAGCCTTTTCCATTGTCAGCACCTGCTAAAATTTCATTCCACAGCACGAAACCAACCACTGACAATAAGACCAAAAACATAATTCGAAATACAAAAAAATACTGGCAACGTTGATTATCTTCGTTTTCAAAACCCTCGACGGCTCTTGATTGTGACGCAAATTTATTTTTCAATCCTGATAGAATCATCGTGTATATTTAACAAAATATTAAAATATTAACTTTAGTAATCAACTGACATACTGATAATATGAAATCAACTGATAATGTCGTAACAACAACAATTCCATGTCTATTTGACAGTATAGAAAAAAATAGAAATAAAATTATTGAAAATATGTCGACAATAGTGAAATTGAGAGAATCATTAAAAAACTTTAAAAAAGACGACAAGAATGTAGATTTTTTTGAGTTTTTAAAAATCAACGATGAAAAGGATTTGCTCAAAAAGAAAATTGCAATGCTGGAAATGGACATAAATACATTCGAACATGTTAATGAAATTGAAATTCCAAAGCATATTACAAAATTGCTTGCAGATTCGGTTGTTACTAAAATTATTCAACAAAGGGTCTGTAAGGTTCGTCATAGGTTGCATCGTCGAATCCTAATAGGTGCGGCAGCATCGATCGCGACAGCCACAACTATTTTTATAATTCGGAGACGTTATTTTATTTCAATAAAAAAAATATATCTATAATTTAAATGAAATCGATTGCAAAAATGTTACCTCCAAATACTCCAAAAGTAATTCATTCATCATCAATATCAAAATTGTATTCATTACCGAAGAGATTATTCAAACTGTTTAGTATCCTTGTGGTAGTCGCAATATTGTCGTGTATCATATACTACATAGTGTCATACTTCAATGAAGGAGATATAGATGAAGAATTCAGGTCGGAAGCTATAGTGAATTCGGACGATACTATAATTCATGATGGCCCTCACAATTTTGTTCTCCCGGTTTCACTTAAAGAGGCTCCAAAAGCTCCTGACAGTTTCAATGAGGACGAAAACAAGGAATGCATAGTAGAAGCAAATTGTGATGAGAATTGCGAAAATTCTATCAATAATAATACACTTGACGGATATTCGAATTCGTCTTTAATGACATCACGGTTCTAAATTCTCAACTGGTGGTTTTTGATATGTATAGTATTATCAACAGATTCTTGAATTTTCTCTAGATGGGATACTAAAATAATAGATTCAAACTGATTCAACAATAATCGTAAAAAATGTGGAATTTTTTCCAAGTGGTTTGCATCACATGTGGTAAATCCTTCGTCAATTATCAGTTGTCCTCTATGATTCTGATTGCCTGTAAGAGAAATCAGAGATATCCGCAGACATAAACTCAATATGAAATATTCAAAGCCACTCGTCTTTTCAATTGGAACTTCGTGAAATTCGTTTTTTGCAGTAAACTCAATATTTTCGTCTTCAAACTTGAAGCACAATTCGAGACGAGGCTCAATTCTTGATATCAAATTATTCGCTTTTTTAACGATATTTGGTAGAATATATTCGTTATAAATCCATTCACGGTAACGATTACAAATATCTATTAGTTCAGAAACGGTTTCAATCTTTTTTATGACACTACTGACCGTATTCTCAAGTTGAACACCCGTTTCGTAATTTTTCATAAACTCGATGTATTGTTGATCTAAAACTGTTTTTAATACACTCTTATCGTGCATTAACGATCGAATTTCCTCGATTTCACTCGAAACTCGCAATATTTGGTCATATACTTGTTTTGATGATACGACCTGTTTGATATATTTCAACTCGCTGTTCAGTTTATCATGTTCCTGATTTGATAATTCAATACACAACAGTTTTTGGTGAATCATGTCGGCAATTCGATATATATGTATATAAAGCGAAATTTTTTCCTCGCGCTGAAGTTTATATTCTTTTATTTTCTTCATAACATCTTCGATATATTCTATTCTTTGCTTCGTTTCATCATATTCACCGACGGCTTTTTCCAATTGTCTTAGTTTTCGTAGTTCTCTTCGTGAATTTGAAAGTGTGTCTTCCAATTCAACACACTTCATTTGAATTGTATCGTATTTACACCACTGATTCGCAACCTTGGAATATTGTTTATACTTCGAATATAATTTGTAGAAATTTTCTAACCAAATTTTTAATTTTCGCAGCTCTTCATTATCATCGGAATCATCGGAATCGTCGGAATCATCGGTTACAAAATTGGAAAATTTGTTCGTAAGTTCAACTCTCATTTTCAAAAGTTCGACATGTTGCACCCGCAATGCTTGTGAACGACATGCGATGCATTCTGGATTAAATGGAACGGTTGATAATACTGTATCCAATGAATCAATATTCTCTTGATTTTTTTTAAGGAGATTTTTCAAACGGATCTTTTCTTCAAGTTTGGATTTCTCTTGGACTTTTGTCGAGACAAATTCCTTTTGAGAATTAACTTGATCCAAAACAAACAGAACTTCATTTCTGTTAATATTTGGCTGTTTCTTTTGCATATTCAAGACATCAAGTTCTTTAAAGAGTGACTCTTCTTTATTTTCAAGCTCCAAGCATTTCTTTTTAAACTGAATCACATCGATTGTGGATTTCGTCATCGCCATAAACTTAGCGGAATATTTTGTGTGATCATCGAAGATGGTTCGTAGGTCGCCGTCATATTCTGGTTTTTGAATTGAAATTAATTTCTTTAATTTTTTAAAATACGTTTGAAATATAGACATACACCCATTTTCCAAATAGTCGTCACGTAAATTTTCAAATGTATCACTGTCAATATCGATACTTGTTGAATCATGTTTTGTGGAATATTGATTCTTCGTTGAGACAATTTCCGCCATTCGTTTTATCAGCGTAGTCTTATCAACGTATTCTATATTTTCAACCTGTTCTTCTATTTTTTTTCTTTCAATTTCTAAAGCCTGGTATGTTTTTTGAAGATCCGAAATCGGTACAGATACGTATAAGTCTTCCTTTTCAAAATGTTTAGCTTTAAGTCTTCCATCCAAAAAATTAACTTCTCGTTTTGTCTCATCAAGTTTTTTCTTTATTTCGTTTCCATTTTCAATTGTGTCCATTTTTTGTAATGAAAATGCTAAATCGAGATTCTTTTTTATCGAATGAAGAGCCGTTTTCGTTTGTATCAAATATTCGGTTTTTGAATTCAAATTTTGAATACCAAAAATTTTCTCCAAATAATCCTTCTGGTCATTTGATTTCATGGATAGAAAATCATTGTCGTTATTTTGAGAAATCATCGTCGTCGTGAGAAACTGTTGAATAGTTCCAAGATTATATGAAACCCATGCATTTGTTTGCGGAGAATCGAGAGCAACCGTTTTCCAACAATCCAATTCAGCGTGATATTTGAACACACCTCCACATCGATACTTCTGCTTGCCGGTTTTATCAAACACCCGTTCTATCTTGTAAGTGTCATCCTTGTATTTAATTGTTATATTTGTTGCGGCTGTGTCTTTTGTAATACCTTTCGATATTAAATTCTTTTGGGTTTTTGATTTTGAGGACTTACCAAATATCGCTACGCAAATTATGTCAAGCAAACTAGTTTTACCGCCTCCATTTTTTGCCGAAATCAGATTGGTAGAGTTTTCAAAATTGGTGAAATCAAGGTGGTTATATCCTATGTAGCATAATAGACCGTTCCAGGATATATGTTTTAACGTGAATTGTTTTAATTTTTCGACAGGAGTTTCTTCGATATCACGATAATGCAAATATGATTTTTCGATTTCTGTATTTTTCTTTCCAATTCGTGTTTTAAGTTCTATATTCCATTCCTTTAATACATTCGTAAACATATAATCCGAATTTGGTATCGTTTTATATTTATCGTCAATGTTTTCGTGTTTGATAAAGTTGTTAAATAATTCTATTGACGATACGTCCAGTCGAATATCATTATCAGATTCATCCTCAAAAAATTGCTCTGCTTTCACAGAAACATCCTCAAAAACACATCGAGAATTACTTAAAATTGTAACGAGTTCATTGTACTGATAAAGTGAATATTTGCCAATAATTCTAACTTTTATGTGACTCGGAAAGTTTACTCTTTTTACGAATTCTTTCAAAGATACGTCTTCCGATTTCCATAAACTATCGACATAACAGACCTTCAAGAACCCATATTCGTTCTTGACCTTTGTCATAGTCACTTTTTTATTTTCAACATTCCAAGTGAGAAATCCATGGTGAAATAAACTTTCACCAAAATTTTGCTGAATCAACGACCCAGAATATGCTGCTATCATTGAAGAAGGTGTTTCTAAAATCTGCATTTTGTGAATGTCTCCTAGCAAAAAAAAATCATATCCGATGTCGATCCAAGACATTGGATATCCTTCAACCAAGATTCGGTTTTTAGACACTTTCGAATTTTTAATTGTTCCGTGGAACAACCCGATCGATGTTGTGACATTTTTTGAAAATTCTGGTTTGGGGAAATCTGGCAAATCATCACTCGCGCCAGAACCGGATCCGATGCGTAGACTATCCTTTACATCAACTACACCGAAGCCAATATTTCCAAATTCATACAATCCAGTTGTATCGAGATAATTGAAATTATTGTGTTTAATATCAAATGCTTCAAGAAAGTCGATTTCATCTTCAATTTTGTGTTGCTCAAAATCGTGGTTACCGAGAATCACGAACGTTGGTGCGATATCGCATAAACTCGTTATAAAATGCGTGAATAATTTGATTCCATGCTTTCCAATTGTTATTTTGTGATGAAAAAAATCGCCTGTAATTACAACAATTGCTTCATTATTCCGAACAGACTCCTTCAATTTGATTTCTTTAAAAAGGTTCTCGAATACGATTGTATATTCAACGTATCGAGTCGACTCATTTCTAATGTGAATATCAGAAATATGGATAATTTCCCGTATATATTTGTTTGAATCTTCTAAAATTTTCATTTAAATACTATTGATCAATTTGTCTTTATGTTGTAAAAACGCCACACACGTTCGTACGTGTGCGTCTGAAAAATCAATATATATATAAAGACATATTTTATAAAACCGAATATGACTGACGAAACTGACATGTACGTGAACGACTTCGATGATATTGACTTAGATAATTTTGATTTCGAAAAGCCAACGAAATTGGATGGAAACTCTTACGAAATAAAAATTAAAAATAAAATTGGGGATGGTATTTACTTCGCTATCCCAGCGTTTACAATCGAAGATTTTAACGTAATAAAGGTATCAAAAACCGGATTTCTAAAACTACACCTAGATTCGGATGATGGTAATCATCAAGATTTTGGTGCGTTTCTTGAGGATTTTGACAGCTGGGTTCTTAAAAAGTTTTCTAAAAATTACAACAGCCTTTTTGGTGGCAACCAAAAAATGTCCGTTAATACTATAAAAAAAATGTACGCACCCCTATCAGACGACACGATAGCACTTCGTGTACACACTAATCGAAGGAACATGTTCACATTTGAAATAAAGGATACTGAGGAAAATGATATTTGTATAGACGATTTGAAGGATTGTAAAATTATTCCACTTGTTGAAGTCAAGTCGCTTTTTGTGAAGTCGCGTAGTTTTAATGCTGATATTGTTTTACGTGGCATCGTGAAACTCGATAAGGATACGACAATCGAGAATGGAACAAGTTTCTTCGAAGACAATAACAATGATGTTCAAAATTCGTACATGGATTATCAAACAGATGATGAGACACTTTCTGTTGTAAGTCAGCAAGATATTGGCGAATTAAACGATGACTTAGATGATCTAGCCATTGACGCAATCACAGATGTCGCAGATGTCGCAAAAGAAGAAGTTGTGGTCACGGATGTCGCAAAAGAAGAAGTTGTGGTCACGGATGTCGCAAAAGAAGAAGTTGTGGTCACGGATGTCGCAAAAGAAGAAGTTGTGGTCACGGATGTCGCAAAAGAAGAAGTTGTGGTCACGGATGTCGCAAAAGAAGAAGTCACATTCGTTGTTGACAAAGAAGTTTCAGATCTTGGGGCCGACGAAAATGCCATGGATGCTGCCAAAGTGATAGTTGATGTTTCCGAAGAAGACGACATCAAGGCAGCGTTTACAAAAGCACGCGAAGATGCTAAAAAGGCAAACGAAGAAGCAGATAGACTCTATCATAAACTCCTTTTAAATATGAAATAAACGGACTTTAATTGATTTTAATCGAATTTGTATCATTAACTTCTCTCTCTGAAATGGAACGAGTCCAACTATATGTAGTTTTCTCTGTTTCTTCAAAGTCTGAAGATATTGCAGATCGATAATCTGTCGAACGGATAAATGATAGTTATCGTTAAACAATTTATCTAAACTAAAGGTATTATTATTTTTATAAAGTTTGAGAATTTCAAGTGTTCTTTTTGCGAATCCAACATGGATGGGATAACGATACTCATTGTATATGGTATCAGATACGTTTTTTTTGAAATGATTCAAAAGATTAGCAGTGTAAAATGTTCTAGCTTCTTCAAATGGACTCTGTGCGAATGACATAATCTCATTTTTTACATCTGAATTCAGTATATTTTGTAAAACATACTCGTTTCGAAACATTTTTATTTACTTATGTTCTGATTTGGCGTTGCTAAACTTTATATCAATCATTTTTATAAAGTTTAGTTTAATCAAGCATTTCTTATCACAATTATTCGAATGTTTAGGTCGCAAACCATGTACACTCTTACCTTGAACAACACAACGTTCATATAACGCACTTGAGTACGCCATACAGCGACAATCGCGTGGTACCAATCCTGTCATTTCAAATATCTCATTCCATTTTGTCGTACATTTTATCGTATCAACGTCACCACCTGCTGCTTCTTCGATAGTGTCGTCATTGTGCGATTTAAATATCGCAAAGTCTTTAAAAAAATTATTCAGACTCGATTTAGAAATTTCATACAACATTTCTTCGGGACAACCATATTTTTTACACATTTTATGAATTTTAATTTGCGAGTCGGATTCAAACACACGGCGAGTTGCGTATTCATTCGAATTTTTATCTGAGAACATCACACTGTTTTTTATTGAACTTTTAAAGTCTATAAAATGTGGTAAGAATATGTTGTTACTTAAATCGAAGACAAGTGGAATTTTATACATAACATCTTTTTGTATTGTCTTAAAGAAGAACAATTTATCTGCAAACAATGCAGCTTTTCCTTTATTTAGAACAGTATCTCTGTCACGTTCATTTGAGACTATAATACAGTTATGTAGAACTTGGCTTTGTAGAGTAATTGTGGTGTCGAAATTCTTCTGACGATGACTCCGAATATCGCGTTGATTCGACTTTCCTGAATTTACAAGAAGATCGAAAAGAAGACACGTTTCATAAAATTTTTGCTTTTCATATATTGTCATTGTATCAAAACTATCGCTTCTCATTTCATTCTTCAAATTATGAAAAACTTCTACAAATTTCTTATAAATTTCCATTTTTTCCATTTTTTCCATTTTTTTTTATATTATCCATTATGTAATTTGCTCTTAAGTTCTTTTCCAAAAATCAAAAGCGAACAACCGCATTGAAAATGTACAATAGTTTTCAACGTCAACATGATCGATTTATGAATTGTCTTCGTATATATAAACCTGCCTATTATAAAATTATAACCTTATCATACGACGAAGAGGCCATTGAAATGAAAAAATGTTTGAGAAATTTGGAAACGTATAATGTAAAACTCATTGATAGAAACACGTGCGAAATTGTTGAGATACCATCAATGACACGATTTGGATACTTTATTCTAAATGGTAAATCATACGTTTGGCCATTCAAAGAGACATACATTCCGAACTTTATTTACAAGACATCAATTGACGCAGTTGAAGTCTGGTCTGCAAAGATAGAGACACCTTGGAAAATGTATCAATCAAGATTTAGGATTTTCATAAAGAAAGGTTGTCTTTTTGTAGAACAAGCATATAAGGCAGGAGCCCAAAAGTTGTCAGATTTCATATTAGAAAACGCAATATATGATTTGGAAATTTTTATTGAGGATGAAAAGGAAAAGATGAAATATAAAATGCTGTTATCTGGTCGCAAAGATAACATGAAAAGTAAGAGTTTGAACATCAACGAAGACAATTTTTTACCTCATTTGGATTCATTAAAAACAAAAAGCGTATTCATGTCTCTCATGATTCGCCATATTTTAAACGATATTATTCCGGTAGTGAATTCGAACGACGTCCATTTTAAACGTCTCGTTGGCGTTGACTGGCTTGTTGGGGACATTTGTGATCGGCTCAACGCTAATTTCAATGCAAAGGTTTCGAATTATATGTTAAGACGAATTCAATACAACGGACAACTTCTTAAAAATAAATCATTCTTTGAATCAATATCACATGTGTCACGTGTGATACGTGGATCAAATTCATACGGAAATCACAAAAAACGTGAGCTAGACGACTCACATATAAACATATACTGTCCGTATCGAATCGCTGAAGGTGAAGATGTTGGACTGAAGGTTGATATTGTAGACGCTTTGGAAGTTACGCAGTCTTGCATTCCTACAATTCCAGAGTCGATGGATATATACAACGGATATTTAAGAGATGACACCAAAACCCATGTGTTTGAATCAAAAAATTGGATTTTCCTAGATGGATGTCAAATTGTAAAAAATACGACGACTAACAATTTGAAGATCGGTTCAGTTGCAAAGCATATTATTTTTCAAAGACATCTACCCCCAGTACGTGTATCTTATGCTACGACACATTTAAAGCAAGCATCGAAATTGGCATATCCACAGATCCCAGTAATCTCACCAAAAAACGATGTGACTACAATCAATGGTACAAATGCGATTGTCGCGGTCATGAGTTTTGATGGTTGGAATATTGAAGATGCAATTGTTGCGAATAGGGATTTTGTCGTCCGTGGAGGTCTGACATCAATCAAAACCGAAAAAATAATTTGGAGAAGAAATGCAAACGAAAATTTTCATGAAAAAAAGTTACATAAATATAATACCATCGCAAATCATAATATATGTATTGGAAAAAAAACAAAAAATGGTATGGACACATCTATTCGAGGTTATCGCGGGCGTGTTATTGATTCGTATGATTTAAAACATACAAGAGTTGTCGATCTCGAGTACCTACACAAACCAGAAATTGGTGACAAACTTTCGAATAGATCTGGGCAAAAAGGAGTTATAGGCTTTTTATGCAATTCTCATGACATGCCTTATTCGTTTGATGGAATTATACCAGATATAATTATAAACCCAGCTTGCATGCCATCACGAATGACTGTTTCGCAAATGTTAGAGTCGTACTTTGGCAGTGAAGCACTTATCAATGGAAAACTTGGACACGATTCTAATGTTGACATTCAAAATACACATTTCAATAAAGAAACTGGGAAACAGGAATTGATATGTGGAAAGACGGGAAATCGCTTGATGAGACCAATTTTTTTGGGAAATGTGTTCTATATGGCATTAAATCATATCGTATCCAAAAAGTGGAAATCACGTTCATTCGGCGCATATAATATGTTAACCGGTCAGGCTATAAAAGGAGGCTCAAACGGAGGGCTGCGTATTGGTGAGATGGAACGAGACCAGATTCGTTCAAGAATCACATCGAATATTTCGGAACGTGTTTTGTCAGATCGCTTACTTAAGTCATGCGATGCAACGCTGGTGTCAATATGTAAATCGTGTGGTACCCTGGAACCGAATACATGTTGTCAAAGTCCAAAGGTTATCAGAGTTCAAATGTCAAAATCTTCGAGATTAATGTTGATGGAAATTTATTCGTTCGGTATTTTCCCTAGAATTCATTTATAACCGTTGACACAATGTGCGTAAATTATCAAAATTCTCCAAGAAATTAATCGACTATCAACCTCAAACCTTGCGATATTTCTAAAATGTCTTCATTCATTTTTAGTTATCCTTATCCTTCATTAAATTATCTTGATCTATAAAAACAAATCGTCGTACACTTCCGTCCGAGTACTTTAGATTCCCGGATTCCGGCGTTTCAAAATTTTCAGTAATGTTTTTTAACAACCGGTTATTTGTGACAGCATATATGCACACGTATGCCAATGCCAATATATATAAAAATTTTTTTTGTGGCCATTCAAGGGGCATTAAAATAATCATTAGAAGAATAAGACTAAATACAACAATTTCGACGTCCTTTCTAGAAATACATTTCATTATATAACATATTAACTATTTTTTGTTAATCTTTTTACAGTTGGTTCAGTTATACAAAAAATGATTAACAAAAAACAAATACACAGATACACAACATATAATATACAACAATACAGAAACACATGAGATTTGGGCGATTTGATAACGACTCAATACGCGATGCAATCGGCGATTATTTCGATAATAAAGAATATGCCGAAGATTTATACGGTAATATATCTGATTGGAATGTAAGGGGCGTTACAGATATGAAGTATTTATTCGACGACGATTTTTTCTTCGACGACGTCTACGAACATGACAACGTGTTCGATGAGAATATTTCAAATTGGGATGTGTCGAATGTTACTTGTATGGAAGGTATGTTTCATAACACAAATCGATTCAATCAACCACTTAATAACTGGAATGTGTCTAATGTAACAAATATGTCCCTCATGTTTGCCGGAGCCTCAAGTTTTAATCACCACCTCGACGAATGGAACGTAAATAAGGTTGAAACCATGAATTCGATGTTTTATTTTGCAAGCGCGTTCAATAAACCGCTCGATACTTGGAATACTCGAAATTGTTCTGATTTTGCAGGTATGTTCCAAAATACAGACAATTTTAATCAATCAATTAACAATTGGGATGTGTCAAACGCAAGAACATTGAGCTCAATGTTTTTCAATGCGCTCAGTTTCGACAAGTCTATTAGTAAATGGGACATTCAGAAGGTTCGAAATACATGGAAGTTCACCCACCTTGATTTATTTCAAAATGCCACCCCCACTCCATTTATTAAATCTATCCAAAAATGGAACGAAGCCGACACTATTATGAAAAAGCTGAATGTTGTTGGGATACCATCTGATATTTCGTACTATATTTCAACGTTCAAGTCAAATCACCTAAATAAAATTTAAGCATTAAACTTATAAAATTAAAAATAAAAATGATCCGATTTTTATCTTTGAAATAGTATTGAAAATAATGTAAACCAACCATGAACGAAACCATCCAACACACAATAAAACAGACGCTTAAAGAAGTTCTGTTTAAAAAAAAAGTCCCAATGCAAGTCATTCGTAATATTTGGAAATATTCAACAACGTCGAATATATCTCAAAATGAAATAAGGAATAATATAAAAATCCGAGAGATGAAGGTTGAGATAAAGAAACGAGAATTGAATGCATACGATTTACTCATAATCTCAGGAATAAGCAATAATCAACTGAAGAATATGATCGAATTATTCAAAACACATCGAAATGTTGTCTTGAGTATTAAAGAAATTTATTTAAATCGTATGGTACGACCTGTGTCATTGCCGATTGGTCCTTATGTGAAAGTTAGACACATTGTTACTTGAAGTTTTACTTGAACTTGATATCATAGTTCTCTTTTTGTGTACTTCAAGGAACGTGTTAGTGCAATTCTGCGCTGATTTTCTTGAGACTCTTTTCGAATCCTCGAAATTCTTTCACGTGAGAGTTCGGGTAACATCAGTTTATACTTTTCTAAAATGTATTGTCTAAGTTGGTGAGGCTTTACTTTAACAAAAAAAACACGATTCCAAAGATTTAGAAAAGTATTTGATGCGACAATAAACGGATTATCGTGTTCATTCAAATATTCCGCATCTCCCCAGTCAATTAAGAGTAGCTTTCCATCATATGTTTTCATAACGTTGTAACCTCTTTTTTTTGCACCCGGGTCTAGATGTATCATACCTTTCCGTGTGCCTTTAAGAATAAGCTCAAAAATTTCAAACTTTCGATTAAACAGTTCACTCTCGTCAATACTTTGTAGTTTTTGTATATAAATTATACCGTCTTTACATTTGTAAATTTTCGGTGATATACCTATTTTATATGCATTTCTTGAAAACTCACACTCGTTTTCACCAAATTCTTTTTTTAATACGAAGATTTCACCCTTTTTGAATTTGTTTCGTAATATGTTTCTTGATTTTGAAGTCTTGGCAGACTTAAATTTGCATTTAGATTTGTGTCTGAATTGAGATTTGGATCCAGACTTCAATTTAGACTTGGATTTAGACTTGGATTTGGATCCAGACTTCAATTTAGACTTGGATTTAGACTTGGATTTAGACTTCAATTTAGATTTGGATTTAGTCTTCAATTTAGATTTTGATTTAGACTTCAATTTATACTTAGTATTCATTGCTTAGTATAATATACTATTTAATATATACTGTTATGTAATATGGATAAAAAACTTATTCGAAATATTATTTCAATCTGTATAGTTTTATTATCATTTCCGGTTTCTGACTTGGTTCGTGAAAGTATGAATGAGTTCAAAGGATCAAATATTGAGAAGGATGACATTCGATATGCAAAATATATCAGATCGGGTATATTTACTGTATTAGTTAGAATTATAATAATAATACTCGCAATTTCGATAGCTATACATATCTCAGATGTTTCGAGTGTCTATTTCTTCACATCGCTCGGGGTGATGTCATTGGTTCTTCCCATGGCACTTCAGCAACCAATTCAAGATTATTTCGCTGGATTTTTATTGGTTATATTCGACAAAGTTCGGAAAGGTGACTTCATTGTTACATATTCAACTAACAATAATAACAACAAGCATCATACAACAGGAACCATTCAAGAAATAAAAACTTTCACTACGCAAGTGCGGCATCCCGGATCCGATGTCATATCAGAAGTAGCGAATAGTGTTCTCTGGACTCAATCCATTGATATAAAAAATAGAGTAGACAACACCATCGAACTTCAATTGCTATTGAGTCACGATAACGAGATCGTTTCTGTTGAAAATATGATCAAGAGCATACTATTTGATAGAATTGAAGTATCAGATATTGATATTTCACACGAACATAGTGATGTTGGTATGAGAATAATTATATCTACCGGGATTGAAGTAAAGGATGGAAGTTATTATGAATTGAAACAAAAGCTGTACAGGGATTTGAAAATCGGGCTTCAAGCTCAAAATATTAAGTTTGTGAACTGATTATATATATGTAAAATGGATGTATTCAATGTGTCCTTAATTCTCGACTTGTTTTTTTTTAGATTTAGCGTTGTATTTTGGTAAAAATGATGAGTTTTTCTTGTGTATATAACTTATACATAAAATATATATATAGTAAAGATGATGTTAGCTGCCTTATTGGCGAAATTGGATATCGCGTGTCGCTTCTAACGACAAGATTAAGGGTTCGAGTCCCTTATAAGGTAAAATTTAACTTTAATATAAAGACATCTATATAACATATGTCAATAATAAGAATGTGAAAAATAACTCGTATGGTGGAGTGGTCTAACACGTCAGATTTAAGCCCTGATCTCTTCGGAGGCGCGAGTTCGAACCTCGCTGCGAGTATCAAAAACATTCACGCTTGCTTGGCCGAGTGGTCTAAGGCGCTGCATTCAAGTCGCAGTCTCTTCGGAGGCGCAAGTTCGAACCTTGCAGCAAGCAAAAATAATGTTGTATACTCCCATAGCTCAGTTGGTTAGAGCATGCGTCTTATTAACGCAGGGTCGACGGTTCGAGCCCGTCTGGGAGTAACCTTACGTTGAAGTAAGTAAAAAATTAACACATGTGTCCGTTTAGCTCATTTGGCAGAGCGCGAGACTGTTAATCTCGAGGTCATTGGTTCGATCCCAATAATGGACGTTTTTGCACTGTTGAAGCAATTAAAAAAATCAACAACTGTCCGTTTCCTAGCTTAGCTCAGTTGGTAGAGCGCTTGACTGTAGATGGCTCGATTATCAAGTGGTCGCTGGTTCGATTCCGGTAGCTGGGATTGCGCCCGTTTTTGCATTGTTGAAGCAATTAAAAATCAACACACTGTCCGTTTAGCTCATTTGGCAGAGCGCGAGACTGTTAATCTCGAGGTCATTGGTTCGATCCCAATAATGGACGTTTTTGCAACGTTGAAGCAATTAAAAAATCAACAACCAGACAGTGTGTCCGAGTGGTTAAGGAGAATGACTTGAAATCATTTCCCGTTAGGGTCGCAGGTTCGAATCCTGTCACTGTCGTTTTGAAGATATTATATATATATATATATCTCCTGCTCCATTGGCGAAATTGGCATCGCATCCGCCTAGTAAGCGGAAGATTCGTGGTTCGAGTCCGCGATGGAGCTTATTATCCTTGTTTTTGAGGATACAATTATATTGAACGCTCTGCTTGCTCGTATGAAGTAATGGTTAACTTTGCAGTTTTTGACACTGCCTCTCTGGGTTCGAATCCCAGTACGAGCTTATTTTTTTGAAATTATTTTTTGATGCTTTGACCACTTGTGCGATTGATTCGACCATCATTACATGTAAATCTGTGTTCGACAGTTGTATTATTCTCTTTGACAATGCAAGAATCACCTGATTTTTTGAACTGGCTACAATCTCTCAAATCTAAACTATCGTCTGTCGAAATCATCATACCGATATTTTCTTTGGAGCATATCTCTCGTCTTCTAACAAACGCATCAATAAGATTCATAACATCTGGTAGCGGAATACGTGATATAACAATGTACATAAGGTAAATTTCTGTCAAACCTAAAATTATTATGTAGTATCCGTTCCGTAACAAAGATATAAGTGAAATATGCTGTAGATTGTTACAGTAAAATACAATAAGAACAACAATAAAAAAAATACCCAATATGAAAGTAATATTTTTCCTAAGAAAGGTTATGTCGTCATTTGATTTCATTTTCTTTCTTCGTAACTCAGCGAGGAATTTGTCAAACCCATCACGATGTGTGTCGTGTAGCAGAGACAGAAAATCATTCAAATATTTTTCAGATATTCTTGTTCTTTCATTTTTCGAGTATAAGTAAAACATGAATGTCGTTATGATGATATATACAATAATGTTTATCAAAATATAAGCTACATCTCGTTCTTTTAACTTTAGCGAATATAAAACATATAGTAAGGTGAATAGTAAAACGTATACATAAGGTCTGTTTGCATCAAATGTTTTAGTAAATACATTAAGCATTTGAGAATCAGATATAGCATCATTCGATTTATTCGATTTAGACTTACTAGAAATATCATCATGATAATCGGGTTCCATATCTAACTCATATGGTTTAAGTTCTGGAACTTCTGTCTCATATTTAGATGTTTTCATTATTATTATATATTTATATAAATAAATGAACGATAGTTCCGATATTTCACGGTTGTCGAATTATGGAGATTTAAAATCAGAAGATAAAATCATAAATAGGACAAATGAATATCACAAACATATTATTGATGTAAATTTTCAGTCAAATATTAAAGAAAATATGTTACTCTTTGGGTCAATTTTAGTTCCGACTGTTATTATGTTCTACATATTTCGATTGAATAATCGAAGAAGTTGCACTTCAGATTCGTTGCATATATCAAATGTTATGTTTAGTTTGATGGTAGTAAGTGTAGTATTGACTCTTTCGGAATCAATTTACATATATGGATATGTTATTGAAAATGTATACAATATGATCATGAAAACAATTGATGATTCAATTGACTTTGACAGATACCTCGACATCAAGATAATAAGTAATCTACTACCAAATGTTATATATAACGAAACTAAAACTAGTTATGAATCTAATTTACAAAGTAAAACATTTTTGATGTTTCTGCCAATTTTGTTAATTTGTATTTTTATGCTAACTTCGTTAACTGGTTGTTTGAAATTAAATCGCGTCGAGATGTTTGGGATATTTTTAAATGTCATCATACTTTTGGTAATATTTGCGATAACCTTCGTAAATTTAGGAATGTACCAAAGCGATCACGTCGACTACAAGAAAGTTGCGGATACTTTTGATCCGTACAAAAATGTGCACCGCTTTCAAACAAATTATGAATTCATGAGCGACATAACATCGATCACGTTTTTATCAATTTTGATTGTGTTTATCAGTTTATTTATTACATTCATATACCTATATGACTAGTTTTGCAACAAGGTAGTTTTGCAACGAGGTTTGTGCAACGAGGTTTGTAATATATCTGATATCCAGATGTCTTTAAGCTACCATAGTTGTTGAAGAATTCAAAGGTTGTGTCAATGGGTTCATTTCAAATGGTTTTAAATTATCAGCGTGAAGACGTGTATTTTCAGAATCACGGTATTGCTCGGTTTTCTCAAATGATAGACGAATATCATTACCGCTCAAACGGATGTTGTTATGAGTCGTATTAACAGGATTGTAGCGGTTATTCTCGGTTTCGTTGCCGAACTTAATGTCTCCAATTTTTGTTGAATCTGTGACACTTTTGATACCAACTTTGGTAGGAATCCGTTGTTCTATCAGCTGTTCTTTAATCTCGTTGACGGTCGCATTGTAAATACTTCCATAGGACATTGACTGTGTGTTCTCACTTTTGGCAATTCCACCATAACCACTATGAAGTGAATGCCTTCCTGTGAATTTGACATCATCGTTATGTTTACTGTAAATATTCTTCTGGCTATTCGGACCAGTAAATCCAAATCGAGTATCGTGAAGATTTTCTTGTTTCTTTGTTTTTTTAATCACATCACGAATTTGCGAAACAGGTCCATTCGTAATTTGAGTTGCATTTGCAATGTCGAATGAAGTTTCCTCTACATCTCTATTTTTGCGGTGTCTCGAGTATGTTATAATTTTAATTTTGGGTCTTGAATGTTCTGACGAACCGGCGTTACGAATACCAAAAGACTTAAGGTTCTGTCTGTTCGTTTCTTTTGTATCAAAATTATCTGGTGCACGAGGTGCTGTGTTTACGACACCATTATTTGCGTAAAATGGATCTTCATCGGTGGACCAATCGTGAAATCGTATAACTCGATTCTGTGCAAGACTGGGATTCATTTCACGACGTGAAATATCTTTACCTTTCACGACACGTCCTTCATATGTTATTTTGGGGTTTGTTTTAACACGTAACTCGTCGACGGTCGGACGTTTCGCAAAGTTTCTAGCATCGTTCTGGCCAAAACCGCCCGTGGGAGTCGCAACGAAACCTTTGTTCAGACCCGGTCCAACATGTACAGGATTTTGTAATGGCACACCCTGTTTGTAAATTGAGGCCTTGAAACGAGAGCGCATATCTTCCGATGGGGTAGAAGCTCCATAGACATTTTCGGCCTTTTTATCAAACATAGGTTCTACCTCCGTTTTAGATTGAAAAGTCGAAGACCGCCCAGTAAATCGTTCTAGAACATTGCTAGATGCAGACTCACTCGTGTTTTGAGTGACGTTGCCACTGAAAAAAGGTACTTGGTTATTATGGGTGAAATTCTCAATATTTCTCCCCGAAAGAGAAGACACATGTGACTTTTTAGAATCATTCTTTGTGAACATCATCTTTGGTATCTCTTTATGCATTACGTTTTGAATTGTATTTGGGTTTTTCATGTGGAAGTTTAGTTTGTTCCTCTCTACAAGCTTAGAATCAATAACCTCAGAATTAAAGACATCCTCATATTTTGAATTTAATTCCATGACCATCTTTTTAGTATATACTTATATAATTTTTTTAATTCTTAATTTTAGATATGAGTGCTTTCTTGATTTTCAAGAGAAGCAAAAGAGTATCAAATTGAGTTGGATTTTTGATTGTTGCATATTTTTGTAAATCATAGACGGTAGACGGTATGATGTTTTCAGATTCTTTGAACGTGTTTATAATATCAATCTCAGAGGTATGAATCTTGTCCGCAATTGCATGGATTTTCTTCAAGCTGTCAGATGATTTTATTTCTCTCAATAGAATATTTGTCATTGTTTTTTCTGGATCAATAATTCCCATATGTTTAAGAATATTTTTGTGATATTCTGTGTCAGAGTTTATATAATTTTGAGTATCGGTTCTAATCTGAATTAGGGAACATCTGGAAATTAATGCAGGATCCAAGCTATCTATATTTTCACAAGTGAATATAAATCGTGAATGATACGCATCTTCGATAATTTGTCTGAAACCTTCTTGCTGTTTAGTATCGAGACAATTTAAGTTTTGAACGAAGAAAATATTCGAATACTGAGAGGGCGTTATCGTTTTATTCTTCGATAAGTCTCCTAAAATAGATATCAACTCTGATTTATTTTTGATAAAATCTCTACTATCAAATCGAATATAATTATTTGTTGAGTAAAAGGTAACTCGATTTTCCCATCGATTCTCTGTTTCAGTATCATTATTTGGATTTAACATTTTAAAGATAACTTTGTTTTTGTTACCTCTTCCAAAAAATATGGTGTTGAGAAGTCCGCCCTTGAGGTATGTTTCTAATTTCTTCTCAAGATCACATTGGTGATTCATTTCCGATTTGTTTGTTTTAGTTAGTTATCTTTATGTGTTGAGATGTTTCAAATCTCAAGAATGCTACATATCTATTCACATATCTTCCAATTTTCCAATTGCCCATGTATCCTATTTGTATCCTATTTGTATCCCTATTTGTATCCTATTTTATGTTGTTTACTTTGGCCTTTTTGGTCAGAATCAAAGCCTCGATGATTCGAATGTGTTTTTGATTGTACACATTATATGCCTTCTTTTCTTCTTTTTTTGTTTTCTTTGAGAATTTTTCACCTGTCGATTTATCCTTGCGTGCCATTATCTTGTATCTTTATATTATGTTTACTATCTAATAAGTAGAAGAAAATCTCATCATTTTTTCATTTTTGTGTACACAAAGACGATACGTTGTACAGTATGTGCGTTCTATCTTGCATATTTCTCCTTCACGCAATCCGATGAATTTTGCAATAGGGTCATTTAACAGAATCTTTGGTATATTCCTCATAGAAGGTATATTGAAGCTTTTCAAAAAATTATCATAAAATTCCTTTTCTTCGCGATTCATTCTGATGTGCGTTGGAACTAGTATATTATTTGATACATTAAACAGAAGTGATTTGATTTCAAAAATTTGAATGAAAATTGTTGGATTTACTTCTTTATGTTTTCGGATGATATCAAAAATTCCAGGATGAGCTCGTTTAACTACAAAAATCCACACATTACTATCAATATTGTTTTTCTCTAATTTTTCTAGAATACGTTGTTTACTCTTCAAAATGCCAGTCTCCTTACCATTGTCGTTCTTACTCATGAAATTGTTTTTGAACTTCACATCACCAATATCGTGTTGAAAACTAACAAAGGTGATTTCTTTAGGTTTTAAAAAAATTATATCATCATCATCATAAACTAAAGTGTTTCGTATGTCATAATTCCGATATTCCATCATTTCTTCGATTGTTACCTTTGCTCGTGTAATTTCATCTTCGTCAAAATAGTTATTTTCTGATCCGCTTTCCGATTCACTTCCAGATTCATGTTCGGATTCATTTTCCGAATTCATATATATATATATATATAAATGAAAGAGATATTTTTTTGTGTTCTTAAAATCATATAAAAATAAAGTATTATATAATTAAACAATGGGTGGCGGTCTACTGCAACTGAAAAGAGTGGGTGCTCAGGATTTATATTTGACTGGAAACCCTCAGATGACATTCTTTAAATCCGTCTATAAAAAATATTCTAATTTTTCACAAGAAATGATACGTCTTGATTTTGAAGGTGTGCAAAGCCTATCAAATGATGTTGAGACGCTCATGCGATGTAAAATCGCACGTAACGGTGATTTAATCAACAAAGTTTACTTTGTGATTAACATACCCGATATTTTTTCTTCTTATGAGAATGATACCAATGTTGAATTTAATTGGGTACCTAATTTAGGAACTCAGATAATAAAAAAATGTTCTTTGACTATTGGAGGAAATAAGATTTCCGAACTATATGGAAATTGGATAGAAATCTGGCACGAACTCTTTTTAGAAGCATCTGCGAAGAACACATACGATGCTATGACCGGCCATCGTCCAGATCTCTTCATGCCAGAGCATAACGGATGGAATGCTGGATTTTATCCTACGTCGTCTTTAAAAGCAACTGAAGACATCAACCCAGATTCGATGTCTTATTATTTTTCACAGTTCGGAAAAAATCCGTATTTGCAACCTCCATCAATTCATGGTCGGAAAATATATGTTCCTTTGCCGTTTTGGTTTGCAACTAATCCCGGACTTGCATTACCATTGATTTCCTTACAGTATCACGATGTATATCTTGAAATTGAATGTCGTCCAATTACAGAGTTGTATACGATTAAAGAAACTCGTGACGGACAAACTGTATCAAAGGGAACTCGCACTGCACCTTCATCTACACAAACGCATCACCACATAGGTAACTTTATAACGAGCGTTCCAAAAGAATCATTCACAAACGGAATGGATTTAACTGATGGCGATACGAATACACAAGGATGGAATCAGGATTGTCATATTTTGGGAAATTATATATTTCTAGACAATGACGAACGTGATATGTTTGCTTTGAATTCGCACGAGTACTTAATTGAACAAGTTTTTAGAAGTAATTTCACGGATGTTCATAGTACTCAAAGCTTACACCTAGAAACAAATCACCCGGTGAAGTATCTAGTCTGGCATGGTCAACGATCGGATGTTAAAACACTGAATAAACACAACAATTACACAAACTGGACAGATGAGTTCATAAGCCCTGTTTCACAAGCATACCTAAAACTCCTCGGTGAAGAATCTGCCGATCCTTTATATTTTCAGATGTTAAATGGAAATATTGTTGTTGAAAATGGTATTCGTCAAACATTAGATATGAATTTGATGACACGTGCATTAATCCCGACTAAGTTTAACTATTCTACTTATGACAAGAGTATTATAAAGAGTTCAAGAATTATGTTTGATGGGAAGGAACGATATTCAAGTCAAGATAACCGCTTTCATGGTCTACTTCAAAGTTATCAACATGGAACAAAACTCGATAAATCAGGAATCCATATGTATTCATTTTGCCTCGATCCTTCCAAATCGCAACCAAATGGAGCAGTTAATATGTCTCGTATATCGAATCTCGAGTTAGAGGTCACAATGTTGAATCCCCCATCAAGAAAGACGAACGATGAATCATATGAGTTCAATGTATTCGTATATTCAGTGAACTATAACTTACTTAGGATAACTTCGGGGATGGCGGGCATTTCTTGGGTTCATTAGACTTCAAGGTGCTTAGTTGGGCGGATCCCACTGGCACTTGCCTGTGCGCTCGTGGACGAAGTACGCGCAGCCGCTGCCCGGGTCCTCCTTCTTCCACCAACCGTCGCCGATGGGCACGGGCACGGGCGCGGGCGCGGGCGCGGGCGCGACGAACGCCGGCGCCGCGTACGCCGCCGGCGCCGGGTCCGCCGGAACCTCCGCGTAGGGTTCGGGCGCGGCGACGGCGGGCGCGTCCCCCACGTACACGGCGAGGACCGCGGCGGGACTGGGCGAAGGCCTCGGCCGCTTGCCGATCTCGCGCTCCAAGTGGTTCGCATTTCCATTTGGTTTTGCTTTCTTTCTCTTCAACAGAGTCAATTTTTTATTAATTTTTCTTCTGATATTTACAATACTCTTTCTCGTAATGATCATCAATTTAAATATTTCAGAAGTGTTGCTAATAGTTTCTACATCAGCTAGACTTAGTACAGACTCGTCGAAGTTAATAAACTTGTGCTCAAAATCCCAAATAAAATCTACAAACTTACCACCCTGAGCGAAAAATTCTCTCGGTGTATGAGAGTTCATATAATTTGCATAACGTGTACGGGTTTTCTCTTCAGAATGTTGTTTGGGATTAGGTTGTACAAAACTTAGAAATGAAACATTCAGATTATGTTTCAATACATTCTTCAAAAGCTTTTTGTGTTCTGAATATATTTTTTTATTTAGAATCGTGTTCATTTTACTTCAAGTATTTAGATTTTTAGATTTTTAGATTTTTAGATTTTTAGATTTTTAGATTTTTAGATTTTTAGATTAGTATATTTGGTTTGTTATACATGTGTATGTATTCTATTTCAAGAAATTAAACTGAGAATATGTGTATATTTATATCAAAAAAATATATAAATTAAAGTTCATATAGCAAATGGAAAGCGCCGACGATACAGACCTCGTGAATCAACTCATAAACGAACTAAACGATAATAATATTCAAGCTGAAGTTCCTGATTTTGAAAAAAAAAATGAAACGGAGGATGAAATAATTGAAAATATTAAAAAACCAAAAAAGAAAATTGTAAAGGTTGTTCAGAACACTGTTGCAGAGGATTCGGACGACGAATTCATTCAACAACCTATCGTAATAAAACCAAAACAATTGTTAAACAAACAAAGAGAAGATACGCAGTTATTCACTAAGATTATTAATATTTCTAAGCGATCAGTGATAGTTTGCGTCCTCTTTTTCGTATTTTTAACCTTCTTAAAAAAATTTACAAACTTTATTCGTAAGTTTCCAATATACTTCCTTAACGTTGACTTCGACAACGTTGAATTGAATCACTTAGGACGTATGCTTTTTGCTTTCATATTCGGATTGTGTTACTTCGCTATCAATTTTGTTTCCTAAAACTTTTTCAGATGCTTCACAAGAGTCTTATTGAATTCATCAATATCAAAATTCCACATCTTCTTCACGGAAGTTCCAATCAATGTTTTTAACTCGATTTCTTTCGATTTGAAATCATTATTCAATTTATCAACGTTATCACTTGTAAATTGATATACCGGAGTGTTAATAAGATAATTATATGATTCATCATCGTACAAGTCAAATTTCATGTGAGCTAAAAGTTCTTCGAGACCAAGTTTGGTGTGTTTTTTGATCACAATCTCGTCACCAAGAACACATTTGATGAATCGGACGCGATTCGCCAACGTATTCATCACAATTTTCAATTTATTCACTAGAAATTCTTTGCGCTTTACATATGTTTCTTCGCGAACTTCAACAAAGTCGTCGATAATATCATTGATATGGGAATACTTTTTAATCTTATTATTTTTATCATAAAGGTGCATATTCGACGTACTAATTTTAGATACAAGTTTGAACTTCTTTTCAATATCATCTACAAAATCACCCTTCCTTTTCTGTGAATTGCAACTCTTAAGCCATTCGCTGAGTTTGACAGGATCAACTTCAATCTCAAAATGAACTTTCGACTCTGTTGATTGCGACTTATAATTCTTGATTCCTTCAAACATGATCAATGATTTCGTAGTTTTTTTCGTCTTATCGCTTAGACCTGTAACAATATCATCAATGAACGCCTTGTACGTATCAATCCACGTTCCTATCGGAAGTTCAGAAATTAGGATTGTTTTGTAGTTCAATATTTTATAAGTTCCTTTGGTATAAATTTGGCCATCAATATCTTTCACGACTCCTTCAAAATTATGAAAATATGGTAGTAGATTTTTTGTATTTGGTTTGTCATTGATTTTATTCTTCACATATTCACAAATCTCAACCGGATTATATGATGGAATAGAGGTTGAATAACCTGTACCAATACCATGCGTTCCGTTACATAATACGAATGGTATCACAGGTGCATAATATTTAGGCTCGACAATCATCCCGTCATCATCTTGAAATTCGAGAACATTTGAGTCATCCTCAATAAATAATGTGTATGCAATTTCAGACAAACAAGTATGAAGATAACGCGGTGAACCAGCATCCTTACCTCCGAGAAGCCGTGTTCCAAATTGTCCGTTTGGTTCGAGTAGATGAATATTATTTGAACCGATAAAATTCTGCGCCATTGCAATAATTGCCCCGTTCAAAGAGGCCTCACCATGGTGATATCCCGATTTCTCGGACACATAACCAGCAAGCTGAGCGACTCGAATTTCGTTTTTCAACTTACGTTTAAAACATGAAAATAGAATCTTTCGCTGAGACGGTTTCAAACCATCCATCATATGAGGTATAGAGCGTTTCAGATCATAATTCGAAAAGTGAATAAGTTCATGATTAATAAATTCATCGTATCCACACGTTTTTCGGTCTGCATCAAGGATATTTTCAACGTCAATGCCACCAAGCCACTTTTTGCGATCGTCACTTCGATTTTTGTTAAACGCCAAATCGATCGCATTATTTGATTTTTCGTCCCACAAATAATTTGTGCATTTCATGTTTCGGAAATATTCTTTAGCTTCGGACGTCGTTGAAGTTCCGAGGCCTTTGTAATACTTCGATTTCCAACCAAGTTTGTTATACTTAGTATTATTTTTTTTCCATTCTTCATATTTTTGCAGAGAATAGAACATAATTTCTTTCTTTTTATTCAACATTTTCACAATCGGTGTGTTCATGCAACTGATAAAACCTGGAATCTTGGCGAGTTCGGGCCAAAATATGGCGAGCCAATTGATAATTAGACCCTTGATATGACTACCATCAAGATCCTGATCCGTCATAATCAAAATATGACCGTAGCGAAGTTTCGATGTATTTGTGTATTTTTCACCCTGTTCGAGACCAAGAATCTTTTTCATATTAATAAGCTCTTGATTGTTGGCAACTTGTGCTTGACCAATTTTCGTCGTAATTTTTTCACGAGCATTAATAACTTTACCACGAAGAGGGAACACGCCATACGAATCACGACCAACAACACTGATACCGGCAATTGCCATTGCTTTGGCAGAGTCGCCTTCAGTCAAAATCAACGTACAATCTGATGACTTTTTACCACCTGCATCGTTTGCATCGTCTAGTTTTGGAATTCCATATAAACGATTTTTCTTTTTCCCATCCGTCTTCTTTAGGTTCTTCGATTCTTTGAACTGATACGTATCCATAATCTTGTTAAAAAGATTCATTTTAAACATAATCGTATCCACAAGTTTGTCACTTATCAACATAGTCGATCCAAACTTACTCACAGTTGTCGTCAAATAGTCTTTTGTCTGAGAATCAAAACTCGGATTTACAATCAAAGCATTGACACACACAAACAGGTTATCACGAATATAAGAAGACTTGACAGTAATTTTCTCTTTCTTCTTAATAACTTCAACTATTTTTTTACAAATCGAATTTACAATATAATCAACATGCTTGCCACCTTTTGAAGTGTAAATACCATTTACAAAGGAAACGTGCTTAAAATCATCGCAGACACCAAATGCAACTTCCCAACGGTCATTCTTCTCATACACGATTTCGACATCATTTTCAAAGTACATTTTTGAAAAGTCCTTGAATGAACGGATTGGAACTTCAATTCCATTGAATTTAACATTCAATATGTCGCCACAGCATGCTGATATTTCGTACGCACGCCGCTTCAAAACGTGAATCATATCATCGCTCCAACCATCGATACCAAACCTTGCAAAATCTGGTTGAAATGTTATTTTTGTGTATTCCTTTTCAGTAGATGCAATAGTTGAGATTTTAGGTTTATGAATTTTTGTCATATTATTTTCAAATTTTTGATAATATTTTTTCTTATTTATCGTGTCGATTGTCTCAACTTCGAAAACAGTCGAGAAAATATTCGTTAGCTTTGAACCATAACCGTTCTTACCCCCGACAAGCCTCTCTTCATTTTCAGTGTAATTTGTTGAAGTCAACAATTTTCCAAAAATCATTTCGACAGTATAGATGTTATGTTCCGGATGCATCAAAATATCAATACCTTTACCGTCGTTTTCAACACAAAGACGACCCGTTTCTTTATCGACGTCGATGTTTATGTAGGTTACACGATTTTTAGACCTTTTATCGTTTTTCATTCTGATAAATTGATCCCATGCGTTTACGACGACTTCATCGAAGATTTTGTAAAGACCTGGAATCGATGTGAGTTCAGCATTAATCATATGTGTTTCGTCGTCCGATACACGCCATGATGAATTTGTGGAAGATTCAATTGAACCGATATAAGTATCTGGAATCTTATAAATGTGCTCACGATGTGTGTGCGATTTGTATTTGTTCAATGTTTCGGTATTTGAAATTGAAGTCATAATTGTGTTTATATAGTTGTCTTTATGTTTTAAAATGGAAAAACCTCATCATTTTTGTTTGAATGTAAGTATACTTTTAGACTATTATAAAAACATAGGTTCATTTAACTTTAAAGAAAAACAACCGCTGCCATCGTATGACTCCCAGGGATATATATGAAATAAAATTTCAGAACAATTTTGAACGTTACAAAAATTTATTACCTCTGATAAAACTATAAAACTTTCATTTTTTTCAACTCCTAAATTTTTTAAATTATCAAAAACATCTTCGTCAACCGTCAAAATTGATCTATTTTTATCAAAAATTTCGATTGTATGAACATGTTCAAACGGACGTTTCAAATTTTCTCCGTTGCATAAACGCACATCGCAAAAAGGCGAATCCTGTTTTCGAACTTCAAATTTAACTTTCAATTTTGAATACTGGTAGTAATCGAAAAAACGCGAACATTTTGAAAATATTTGAAGTGAAACAAATCCAATCGTTTGTGCAACGGTTTGAATTGGGATTGGGAGATTTTTATATATCCTGAACACAAGATCCATTTCAGTTATATTTATAATTTTTTTTTAGCTTTATATTACTTTCATTTTTAATGCGCACACGAAGACGGATTGATGCGATTAAGGGACTGGAAAGATCCACTCACTAATATTGATATGAGTAATATGTTTGCTCAGGCGAGAAATTTCAACCAGCCGCTCAATAATTGGAATGTGTCCAAGGTGACGGATATGCGTGGGATGTTTGCTGTTGCGACAAATTTCAACCAGCCGCTCAATAATTGGAATGTGTCCAAGGTGACGAATATGAATACTATGTTTATTGGTGCGACCTCCTTCAACCAGCAGCTCAACAATTGGGATGTGTCAAGTGTGACGAATATGAGTTATATGTTTAGAAATGCGACCTCCTTCAACCAGCAGCTCAACAATTGGGATGTGTCCAAGGTGACGAATATGATTGAAATGTTTGAAGAGGCGGAAAATTTCAATCGAGATTTTGCCCCGAACAAAAACCCCGACCCCAAGCCCGACCCAAAGCCGAAAAAGAAGAAGCGTAGTTTTTTCGGTTACTTTTGGTGAAATGTATGAGTGTCGAGATGGTAAAGTTCCGTTGATTACGACGAAAAAAATGGCATGGAAAACGTGTATTAAGGAATTACTATGGTTTCCGCAAGGTAAAACTGATAATCAGTCACTTGAAGACTTGAATGTAAAAATCTGGAAAGAAAATTCTAGTCGTGAATTTTAACAATAATAATAATTTTTAATGAAATAATAATATCCATGTATATAAAATGCCCGGAGTGTCGAAGAAGTCCAATACGCTCCGTCGAAAACCCCGTGCTAAGAAGACCGTTCTTGTCGGAAAGAAGACGCGTCGGGTCTCGAAAGGCTCGAAAGTTTCTAAGAAGTCCAAAAAACCGCGTATGTCGAAAAATAAGAAGGGTGGTATGAGTCGTGCCCACGTTAATTCTTTGCCAAAACCGACGAACCTATCGGAGTGTCGTAATGATGACGATCCCATATCACTCGAGCCTTTGAATGACCTTCCGCTCGACAAATTACGAAAGTTACCTTCGGGTAATTGCGCGCACGAAGACGGATTGATGCAATTAAGGGACTGGAAAGATCCACTCACTAATATTGATATGGAAGAACCTTTGCTCGATTTGGACAACGAGTCGATACGCGTTGCCGTTCGAGGATATTTGGCCGGTGGTACGCATAAATCTAGAATCGTATCAAAATACGGTGATATAAGTGATTGGGATGTGTCCAATGTGACGAATATGGGTACAATGTTTCGTTCTGCGACAAAGTTCAACCAGCCGCTCGATAAGTGGGATGTGTCCAAGGTGACGACTATGAATGGTATGTTTTCTGGTGCGACAAATTTCAACCAGTCGATCGATAATTGGGATGTGTCCAAGGTGACGAATATGAGTCAGATGTTTGAAATGGCGGAAAAGTTCAACCAGTCGCTCGATAAGTGGGATGTGTCCAAGGTGACGACTATGAATGGGATGTTTGCTATTGCGACAAATTTCAACCAGCCGCTCGATAATTGGGATGTGTCCAATGTGACGGATATGATTGAGATGTTTACTTTTGCGACAAAGTTCAACCAGCCGCTCGATAATTGGGATGTGTCCAAGGTGACGGATATGAGTGGGATGTTTGCTGGTGCGCTAGGGTTCAACCAGCCGCTCACTAATTGGGATGTGTCCAAGGTGACGGATATGAGTTGGATGTTTCGTTATGCGACAAATCGGAGACTATAACTCGACATGATTCTTCTTTCCACAGAAATTGCAAAAAAATTCAGTCTTCTTATTTTGCGATGGTTTTCTGAAAACCATAATTGTTTTCCGAAACCACCACAATTTAGATTCTGTTCTGAGGATGTTTTCCGCATTCAAATCATTTTCGTATCCCAATTTGTTGAATATATTTTTGATATATTGATTAGAGGCCTCGTTCACATGCCCAGCGCCTCCTTGATTGACTAGCGCCCAAGATAATATAATGCCGTTCTTGGCATGTTTGTCAAGATTCTGAATATACGTCTTTTCATATTTTTTCGGCAAATGCTCGCCGACTTCTAGCGACACAACCCAATCGAATTGACGCTTCAAATCGAAATCAACGGAAAGATCAATCACACCACACGTATTATTCGTTAATTTGGGTGTCACGGGGTTACCGTCAAATCCACATGTCGTGATTCCAACAGAATTTAAATCTCTGACATATAAACCCATCCCGCAGCCGAAATCAACAACATTTTTACAATTTTCCTTTTTCAAAAACTCGATGATTCCTTTTGATAATTTGTCATCATGTTTATGACACTTTTCGGCAGTCTCACCAATCCATTTTCCAGTTTCGTGGATCATACTATATATTCTTAAGGTTATTTAATCAAATTTTTAAACGCACCCCTGTGTCACATCTACATATTTGATTCATGTTTTCTAGCGTTTATTATATCAGAATACATACATTCGATAGCGACACACCCCTTTGTTATTTTTTCTCTGTTAAAAATACAATTGACTTCGCGAAGACGATGACGCGATAGTAGGTCAATACACGTGTAGATGTAAAACATCAGTTGTGATTTCTTTTTTCCGTCTCTAAAATTAAAGATAAATAATTCGCACCACGGTTGAATTATTTCAACAATGCCTTTCTCGACCGCTATTCGTAATAATAATTCAATGAGGAAAAAGATCCAACTTTTCCTAAATTTGCTTGGAATGAGTAGATTACGTCGAGCAGCGGCTTCAACAAGTTTCTTATATTTTTTGGATTTTTCAAAATGTAAAATGATGGAAATCGTTCGGTACGATTCACTCGTGGACCCTTCGATGATCGAATTTGTGAGTTTTGAGAGTATTCTGACAAGAAAAGGGGAATCACATGAATCTTTTATGTCGAGTACTAGCGTGTTGTAATTATATTTCATAGTTGATGAGATAACAAGATTTTCCTCTGTTTCATCCAAACTCATAGCAACAACCGGTCGTAGCGGGATATCCTTTGGAGAGAACGTGATAACACCGACGACAAATGCGATACTCTGACAAATTTGATTTAGTAGATCCTTTGAATCGTCGTGTTTAAATTCATCACTTTTCTTTCCAAAGAACTCAAAATCCTTTCGAAATTTGTTGAGAAATCTTCCGATTTTTGGATTTGATGCGTTTATATTAGTGGCACAAAATAGACATAACGATTCGAATAGAAATGGACGTTGATTGCTCAAATCGAGTTCAACAGCCCAAAAGATAGAATCTTCGTAATTTTTTTTCTTCATGTTTTTGAAAAGATTGCTCTTTGCAAAATTTAGAGCAAATCCAGAGTAGGTTAGTTCGATTTCTCTTTTCATCACATTACGTCATTATTTCATTTTTTTTAACATTCATACACACACATTTATATCACGTCAATTAGATCAACGTTGCACAGCATATGACGCCGACAACAGATACGGTCAATGTCAAGATCTCTCATCGCCTTGAATTCGGGAGTCTCGTCTGATTTTTCTTTTGAAAGCTTTTCAAAATCAAGAACAGTTTCAGTTTCATTTTTCCGATATTGTTCGACCTTCTTTTTGTACGACATATATTTACATGATACCAGTGAACCACACGAGAAGCAACGGACAGGAATCAACATTTTTTAATTTTATATACTTTATACTTATATTTTTTAAAAATCCTCAATCATTTTTATAAAAATTAAACCATGAAATCGTATTATATTCGGTTTCGGTATGGTTGCTTTTTGTTAATATAATATTTTCATAATATAAAGTATGGTACAAGAAGAAAATGATAGCAATATAAGATTGTTCGAAGAAACAAAACAGCATAATATAATCGACAGTACTGGTGTAGATGTTGTAATAATACAACCTACAAACAAAAAGTCTTTGAAGAAATCACGCAGAAAAGAAAAGAAGCTTCGTAAAAAGATTAAAAAAATGTCAAATGAAACAAAGCTTATGAAATTGAAAGAGATTGGGATTATCAAAAGTGAGAATGTGCCTGTCGATATTATAAACGTAATTTTTGACAATATGGTGTAGGAAACTAGTTACTTTTCATAGCCTGCTACGACGATCGAGTGTGGATTGAAACGTTCGATATTACTTTCAAATGGAACCTTTTGTTTTGTGTCATATTTCTGTATCATTCTATTAACGAGTCCCCGTAGTTCGTGATGATGTGTTTCACCTTTTAAGAAGTCATCGTGATGAAGCATGTCTTTAAGTTGGATTTTAGATCGAGTGACTTCGTCACGAGTACTTGCATTTCTTAAATTAGTTATCCAGTTTACGTATTTGTCTGGAATTTGTATTGTTTCTTCGTCATTTTCTTCCTTAAGTATAATGTAAGTTATCCATATGAATGTTAGAAGTACGACCAAGTTTGATTTCGACCAAGAATATACAAATGAGCCCATAAATATAATCCATAAAATCTGCACATTTTTATGATTGTCCATTATTATTAATATTATGATATTTTTTAAATATGTCACTAAATTAAGAATGAATTCGAATAAAAATAGAAAAACTTCAAAAATTCCAACCACACTTTCATATATGACGTTAAACGATATGGACAATAAACAAAATATAGAAATTATGTACGATGATTTTAAAAGGATCGCCAAGTCAAATGATGAGCGTTTTTCCAACTCAATTATATTTGAAACAGAGAAAACAAATGATTTAGAGACAGTGTATGCTGTTTTTGTTGCTGATACAAAAAGTTGAAAAGTATGTCGATTTGATCGATAGTGTATGATTATAAAAAAAAAAAATGTTGTAGTTATACAACAAGATGAAAGTAGGTAAAATTATGAAAGGAGGTAACGCATCAGTGCAAATAGGTATATTTGTATTTATGATTGTCGTTGCTGTCATTGTGGCAATTGTTTTATTTGGGGTGAGCGAGAGCAAGAAGAGCAAGAAGAGCAAGAAGAGCAAGAAGAGCAAGAAGAGCAAGAGCAAAAAGGACAACCGTGATAGCGATAACGGTGATGGTGATAATGTTGATAATGTTGATAATGATGGTGATGATCTTAATCTGTGTGTCGGTAACATATATGCCAACACGCATGGTTGTCGTCATGTTCCAGATGATATTTGTGATGGTGCATACATCATTAATCACAAAGGAAAAGGAAAAAATTGTGTCTTCCATGACGTAGATGGGTGTGTAAATAAAGACGAGACTTCGTGTACCCCTATCTAATTTTTAGATATGTGCGTGTTTCACTGCATACAATTTTATCATTATAAAACTTATAATAATAATGAATATACTCACAACTAAAAATCTTGAATCTTTGAGATTAAGAGAATATATGTCAAATATTTCAAGAAGTGGGTATGCACTTGTGCTGAAACCAATCGAAAATCATAATATTAACCATATTTTTTATGTTGAATTATTAGAGTCACTAGACGAAACCTATCTTGTTGGTTTAAAACGACATTTAACTCAGAATTGGAATCTAATTGCTAAGAAAATAGAAGACATACCGGTTTCAACTGAATTGGACATGCTGGATTTATGTTCATTTCTCGTCGAGGATGTGAATCGTATATATTTTTTTATCGAAAATGTGTTCTTTTACTTTTTTCCAAACAACTGAAATATATCTATCTAGGGGTAGTAAAATAATAAATCTATAAAGTATAAAGTAATGTCTGCTGAATATTTTGACATTGATTTATTTGGTTATCATAATTTATCTAGTTTATTCGGACAAGATTTAAAAAATAATGATAATACCTTTAGTCGTTTGGAATCAGCTACTTTCATTGGAGTTTCACGTGTCCAGTCTCATAATTCTCATTCGGATAAAAAGAACACACACACAAGAACTTCAACAGAATTCCCCAAGACGACGACAAATTATCTTAAATAGTAACAAATCTATTTTTTCTGTTACTTTGGTGAATTTGAATTGGTTGGTGAAACGTACTCTACATCCTCTTGCCCTGAGAAGTTTCATAATTCTGATAATTTTACTTGTTAAAAAATTATAAAAATGATTGTGAATGTTATCCACATATAAAACAAAAAGGATGAAATATTAATAAAAAAACAAATGAATACAGGTTCATTTCAAATATATGATTGGCTTGCAAAAGACATAGAAAATGAGTTTAACGTTGATATATCTGATGTATCGGAAGATGACGAGGACTCTGGTATGAAACAGAAATATGTAGCTTATATTTTTGCGAAATCAAAACAGAAGAATAATGTTTGTATTAAAGTCAATGGGTACACACCTTTCTTCTGGATTGAACTTCCCGATACTTGGAAAAAGAGTTGGACGTTGCCATTATTTGAGCAACTCAAAGATCGGTTGCCAAAAAATATGAAAAATGAGATCGTTGATAATATAGATAGAGCTGTTAGACTCAAATATAAATTCCGTGACTATCAATGGAACAAGCCTAAAAAATTTATGCAACTCGTATTCAAAAGTGAAACTGCTTTGCGCCACGTCTATTACGCGTTGAAAAAACCTTTTACATTTCTCCCAGCAAATCTACGCAAACATCATTTTCCTATTTACGAGAAGAATATCGCACCTATTCTACGATTGATTCATCTTCGTAAATTGAAACCGACTGGATTTGTCCGTCTCGAAAAAGCAAAACAGGTAAAACAGTTGCTAGCTGATACTGAATTTGAACTCAATTACGAAGTATTTTGGAAAGACCTGCATCCAGTTGAAGAAGATTCAATTGGAGCGTTAAAGATCGCGAGTTTTGATATTGAGTGCGACTCAAGTCACGGTGATTTTCCGATCGCTATCAAAGATTACAATAAACTCGCACAAAACATTGGCGATGAATATCGTCGGATAAAATCGAAGAATAGTGCTGTTACACCATCACTTATAAAGCAATGGATAGATTGTGCGTTTCGTGAATATTCGAAGAAGGAGTTTGATGTGTCTCTAAAGTCATCCATACAAACTATATTTTTGAAGGAGAAAGTCGTCGTCGCCGCGCTCCGCGACGGTAGGCTCCCGGCCGTCGCATCCCGGGACACGGAATATAAATTTATAACGAACAAACGTCTTGATACGATTAGTTTTAAGATACATACTGAACTTATGAAGAATAACAAGAGTAAGGAAACTGTATCCAAAATTGTTGCTATTCTAAACGAATTCCTACCAAAAGTTGAAGGTGATAAGGTGATTCAAATTGGAACTGTAATGTATGAGTATGGCAATGAAAAGAGTAGTATAAAACGGCACATAATCACGTTACGAGGATGTGATCCTATATCGGGTTGTGAAGTCGTAGCGTGTGATACTGTAAAACAGGTCTTTGTTGAATGGTGTAAAATGATGAGACGTGAGCAACCGAATATCCTTACTGGTTATAACATCAATGGTTTTGATTTTAAATTTATGTGGGATTGTGCCAAAGAGTACGATTGTCTTCATCTACTCAAAAATCTTGGTCCATTGAAGAATCAGGAATGTACATTGGTTGAAAAGGAGCTTTTCTCAGCTGCTCTCGGACATAATTTCCTTTATTATTTTGATATGCCCGGTATCGTTGTCGTTGATTTACTCAAAGTTATTCAAAAGGATCATAATCTTACATCATATAAATTAGACAGTGTTTCGAACGACTTCATCTTTGGTTCTGTTACTGAAATCGAACATCTTGAAAATAACGATGTGAAACTCACCACACCAACAACATTCAGTTTAGAAGTCGGAAACTATATCGTACTTTATAATAAAACTATCGTTGGAAACGAATTCATCGGAAATGAGAAAGGTGAAAAACGAAATATTATTCATATTGATGAGAACAATTCGGTTACGGTTGAAGGAATTGAGAATGATAGTTTACTGAGGTGCAGTAAGACAAAATTATTTTGGTCTGTTGGAAAGGATGACGTCTCGCCTCAGGATATCTTTGAGAAGCAGAATGGAACCGATGCGGATCGCGCGTTGGTTGCAAAGTATTGTGTTCAGGATTGCGAGCTTTGTTTGAATTTAATGCAGAAACTTGAAATTGTTGCTAATAATATTGGTATGTCTAATGTATGTTTGGTTCCATTCTCGTTCTTGTTTCTACGTGGACAGATGATAAAGACGTTGTCGCTTGTCTCTTCAGAATGTTTGAAGGAAAGTTATTTACTACCGGAACTTCCCCGTCCGAAAGAGGATGTGAAAGATAGTTACGAAGGAGCTATTGTATTAGATCCAACGCCTGGAATCTATCTGGACGACCCAGTTGCAGTTCTCGACTATAGTTCTCTATATCCATCATCAATGATTGGTTCAAATATATCGCACGACACACTCATCACAGAGAAGATTTATCAAGGCGATTCTGGTGCGGAACTTTTGAGAAAGCGCGGTATCGAGTTCGAAGACGTGTCGTTCGACAATTATTATATGAAACTCGAGGGAAAGACGTGGAAAAAACATATCTTTGACGCAGAACCAGTTAAGACATGCCGTTATCTACAGCCTCCGAAGAAAGATGATGGTGAGATTAATGATGCGAAACGTGGAATTCTGCCTCGAATTTTGATGAAACTCTTAAAAGCACGTAAAGATACGAGAAAGCTTATCAAAACTGAAAAGGATCCGTTCAGATGCGCGGTTCTCGACGGTCTTCAGCTCGCGTATAAAGTAACTGCAAATTCGTTGTATGGTGGAGTTGGTGCGGCGGTGTCTGCATTGTACTACAAGGAGATTGCAGCTTCTACAACTGCCGTCGGTCGAAATCATCTGTATCTTGCGCGCGACTTCTGTAAAGAGACGTATCCCCAATGCGAGATAGTATATGGGGATTCTGTGACATCGTATACTCCTGTTACTATTAAGCACAATAATGAAATATTGTTTGAAAAAATTGAAAATATCGCATTCAGATTTGGTAATAATAATTGGATTCAGTGTCGTGAAGATGGAAAACAAGAAAAGGAGTCTTGTGAGTTAAATGATGTCGAAACTTGGACATCGAAGGGTTGGACGAAACTACATCGTATTATAAGACACACATTAAGTTCAAATAAGAAGATTCTTCGTGTATTGACCCATATGGGATGTGTTGATGTCACCGATGATCATTCGTTGATTCGAAAAAATGGAGAAGAAGTCTCACCATCTGATGTTCAAATTGGAGATGAGTTATTACATCGAGATATTGATGATGTGTTAAATTTACGACCTAACCATACTCATGACCCGATGATACGTCTATCATACGATTATTATGTTAATAGAGGGAATGTCTCAATTCATTGTAATGGAGATACTATGGAGCTTCGATATTATAAGACAAAGAATCCCAATGCAATTAAGAAGATCCATAAAATCGACTACACAGGATATGTTTATGATTTGACAACTGAAAATCATGAATTTCAAGCGGGTGTTGGAAATATTATTGTACATAATACGGACTCGGTCTTCGTTAATTTCAAACCTACTGATGAATCTGGAAAAAAATTGATTGGAACGGAAGCTCTTGAAAAGACTATCGAAATGGCGGTAAATGTCGAGAAGAAGATCCAACCTCTTCTTGCAAAACCTCATTGTCTTGAGTATGAGAAAACATTTACACCGTTCATTCAGCTATCTAAAAAGAGATACTGTGGTAATAAGTACGAGACCGATGTGAATAAGTTTAAATTCACATCAATGGGAATTGTATTGAAACGACGCGATAACGCTCCGATCGTGAAATATATCTACGAGGGAATTATAAAACGTATTATGAATGATCGTGATATTGATGCTGCTATTAAATTTACATTTGAGATTATCGATAAAATATTGAAAGGTGATTTCCCGATCCAGTACTTTATCATAACAAAAAAGTTAAATTCGTCTTATGCAAATCCGACGTCGATTGTTCACAAAGTTCTCGCGGATAGAATGGGCGAACGCGACCCAGGAAATAAACCTCAGTCGAACGATAGAATCCCGTTCGCGTATGTGAAAACGAAGACAGTTCCAAAATTGCAGGGAGATCGTGTTGAACATCCAGATTATATCGAGGCTAAGAATTTGAAATTGGATTATCTGTTTTATATTACGAATCAGATTTCTAAGCCGGTTTCGCAGTTGTTCGGGCTTGCTCTCGAGAATCTAAGACCATACGGATATCGATTATCGAATGAACATTTTGAAAAACTTGAGCGCATGTATTGTAAAGAAAATATGTGTGAAAGTGATATTCGCGAGAAAATAATGATCATCAAACAAAAAGAGGCGTACGACGTAATTTTCTGTAAAAGGGTTAAAATCGAGGAAGGTCGAAGGTTCGGTCAATCTTCAATAACAAGTTTCTTCAAAAGATAGTTCTAAACAAAGTGATTTGGCATGAGTTGTTTCGAACCCGCCGACGACATATTCACGGAATGATCCATTATTTGACGAGGTCCGTTTATTTCTTTTAAATACATCATTTGCTGTTCCAATAAGGCATAAATTTCTTTGACACAAAATACAAGAACAATACTATTTAATTCTTGTACTTGTGTCGCTATATTTAAAGATTGATTCTTTGAATTTTGTAAGTACACAGATCGCATGACTGTCATCAATTCTTCTGGACTTTGATTACCAATTTTTTTTCCAGATTTGTTGAAAATCGAGTAACGAATCTTAGCCTGTATCAAATTAATATTTTGTGTCGAAAAAAAAGCGATTGAAAGTTCAGATTCTTGTTGGATACCTTTAAGTGGATTATTCATATTATTTTTACATATATTTTTTTTTTACCAAAATTCATCTTCAGCGTCATCTTCATTTTGAACCATACAAATTTCAGTGACTTCCTTTTTATTTCTCGTCTTTTTCGGAAAAATTTTTTCAACATCATCAGGATAATATTTTAAAATTTCACGTTTTTGTTCAACTTCTTTCCAAAATTCCGCAAACTTTGGTTTAATTGAAGCAAACCACTCGTGACTACGTTTGATTGTCACTAGAGAATATTTATTGAGTTCAAAATAGGTAATCTTGATAATATCCTGTTTAGGATCTTCTAAAATAGACTCAATATTCGATTCTACAAAATCCCGATAGTACGATTCATTTTTGTTGAGCTCGGAATATTTGTATAAAATTGAACAATCTCGTGTATATTCGATTATAACACCGAAAAACTCCTTCATTGAATTTGTTTTCAATTTGATATAAAAATCTTGTTCTGTCAAATTATCGTTTAGTTTACATTCGAAGAAGTCGCAGTAAGCAAGGTTACATGTTTCGAGCTGGATCTGACACTGAACCCAGTATTTATACAGAGGTACTCCGTGCATTTCACGTGAGTACAGACATTTGATTTCGAGCATCCTACCTAAATATTTTTCGTCTCCATTCGCTTCAACAACGATTCCGTCAGGCGACGCGCCTAAATGCACGATGTTTGCATGACGGATACAACCGTATTCGTTTACCTTCGTTTTTGTAAGCTTTTGATAAATCGAACACGCGACATCTTCGAACTTGATCCCGAATTGACACGCCGTGCCTGCTGAAAAATGTTTCTCTGGTCGAACTTTATCCTCGACATATCTATTATACGTTGATTCGGATTCAAGAATGTGTGATGCCGATGACGCGGTTATGACGTTCTGACGGTATTCGTACCACGCAGGGGTTCTTTGTTCAGGTTGTGGAGTTGAATTCAAAATTTCAATTTGTTTTTTTATAGAATCAATATCAATATCTTGAACCGCGTCTACGATGCTATCAACTATATATGGAATGTCGCAAACACGATCTTTTGTAATTTTCGAATGATTCGAAACACCATGTGTAAGTAAATTTTTACGATGTACTTCAAAGTCAATTTCCATCATTTTTGCAAAATTTTCAGTCGATCTATATATTTCTTCAATCAGAATCGGATTATCATTTTTCTTATTTTTTATCACATTTATTACAAAATCCGTGAAATTTTCCGTATCCATTTTTTATTATTCATAATTAATCTATCTTTAAGTATCTTTAAGTTTCATACAAAGTCACGGTTAAATGTTGTCGCACGCCAAAACATCATATGCCAAAACTCATATATTACATGGATAAGTATTTCCCATGTTGTTCTAAAACGCTTTTGTACACATTTCCAAATTCCGGATGATCTTTATTTTTTTTTGCATTTTCTATGAAAGGTATGGCATCGAGTCCGAATTCATCTTCTTCGTTATCTCCAAGTTCGTCATTAAAAATTTTCATATCTTGAAACTTTTTCTCGGCTATTTCAGCTGCTCGTCCTGAGCACACGGACTTTCCTGCGAGTAATCGGCACGACTCTGGTTCCGGTTTTGTTACTGATCCAATCGACAGCAGCCCATTTTCTATCAACCATCTTTTTGTTCCTGGATGGGTTTCGACAAATTCTTCCCCTATGGCATTCAGTGCATATGACCTCAATACTCCATTTGGTCGATATGTCAGTTCGGTCAAATCGAATACAATTTTATCATTTAAACTCGATTTCACGTACAAATTCAAATCGATGGAATGTGTTTTTAAAGATTCCTTGAAATTAACAAAATTATAAAACTTTAATGAAAGTGTTGATTTTGATATTGACATTTGTTTTTTCAAATCTTCAAATCTTGGTTCATTTGACCCCCATCCCACAATCTTCAGCGCAATTTTATTCGATAACTCTTTAAGATATATATTTGGGTGTAACATTAAAATTGCAACAGCATCGCAAATCCCGGTTTGCAGTAGTTTTGTAACTTCTTTTTCATCGTCATAATATGTAATTTTCTTTGGAAACACATTAAGATTTTTGTATAGTTCGTTGTATATATTTTTGGTGTAACCATTTTTCATACAAATCGATATATTTTCGATGTCAAAAAAATTGCGCATATTCACAATATTATTTTTATCAACGTATATATACGCAAATTTTAATTCCGTCATTTTTGACAAATATTTGAAGTTTTTACCAACTCTTTTTTTTGCATTGAACTCAGGAATCAGTATCAAATCCGATTCAGATTGAGTAGATACTACGTATTCAATTGGAATTTTTTTTTGGAATCTTTTACCGATCAATTTCTCGATTGGAGTTGGTTCAATTTTGATCGGTGATATTATGTTTTCGCCTGGCGTGTATGAGTCGAATATATTTTTTATATATTTCATATTTATGTAAGAATCAGATTCATCAAGGTAAAGAGTGAGGGGGGTGCGTTCGAGTTGAGTTGGATTGTATATTTCTCTGATATATTCGTCAAAATTTTCTGTAGTTGTGGATCTGAGATTTGATGATACACCACACGTGACTGCAACAAAGAGTATGCTGATGATGATGATGATGATGATGATGATAAAAATAATAGTAGTAGAGACGATGTGTGTCATTATATTATCTAATATAATTTTTTTAAATAACTTAAAGACGACAAATATCGATCCATATGTACATATACAATATATATATATAAAGATAAATATAATAATAAGTAATATACATAAAATATGAGTGATGAAAAGAGAAACATGATTACCGAAATTTTTGAAATCCGACACAAATTTCGTGATCTTAATATTGTAAAAGACGTGATCAAAGATCAACATGCAGTTTTTGCGGAAGAACGTGAACATACGTTCGACATGTTATGTCGCTCGGATTGCGATGATTCTATGTTAAACCAAATGTTGAAGGCTAAAAATTCAGTTGAATGCGGTGAAACAACTCAGCACGATGCATCAGTTGCTGTCGGCGAGGTTCTTGTTAATAAGTTTGTGAAACCAGCGATGGAAGGAAAGAAAGGACGAATATCCTAGAAATTTCATAATTCATACAAATGATGTGTAAAAACCTTAAAATTATAATTTCAAGTAACCAAATCTATCAGCATAAATAATAATAATGTTAATATATATATATAAAATGCCCGGAGTGTCGAATAAGTCCAAGACGCTCCGTCGCAAACCCCGCGCTAAGAAGAATACCCGTCGGGTGACCAAGAAGAAGGGAGGAATGAATATTTCCGATCTGAATGTGCTTCCACCTGACATAACCCGTTCAATTCAGGGTTTCGTGAAACCGGCCTTGACAAATACAACTATCCGCGTTGCCGTTCGAGGATATTTGGCGGGCGGGAAGGATAAAGAGAAGGTCGTTTCAAAATACGGTGATATAAGTAATTGGGATGTGTCCAAGGTGACGGATATGAGTCGTATTTTTGAATATGCGCAAAAGTTCAACCAGTCTCTCAATAACTGGGATGTGTCAAGTGTGACGACTATGAATTTTATGTTTTATAGTGCGACAGATTTCAACCAGACGCTCAATAATTGGGACGTGTCCAAGGTGACGGATATGAGTCGTATTTTTGAATATGCGCAAAAGTTCAACCAGTCTCTCAATAACTGGGATGTGTCAAGTGTGACGAATATGAGTTATATGTTTTATAGTGCGACAGATTTCAACCAGACGCTCAATAATTGGGACGTGTCCAATGTGACGAATATGCGTGGGATGTTTGCTGATGCGGAACATTTCAACCAGCCGCTCGATAAGTGGGATGTTTCCAATGTGACGAATATGAGTTATATGTTTGATGGTGCGTCAGATTTCAACCAGCCGCTCAATAATTGGGATGTGTCCAAGGTGACGGATATGAGTTATATGTTTGAAGGTGCGACAAATTTCAACCAGTCGCTCGATAATTGGGATGTGTCCAAGGTGACGGATATGAGTTGGATGTTTCGTTCTGCGGTAAATTTCAACCAGCCGCTCAATAAGTGGGATGTGTCCAAGGTGACGGATATGAGTTATATGTTTGATGGTGCGTCAGATTTCAACCAGTCGCTCAACAATTGGGATGTGTCCAAGTTGACGGATATGAGTTGGATGTTTCGTTCTGCGGTAAATTTCAACCGAGATTTTGCCCCGAACAAAAACCCCGACCCCAAGCCCGACCCCAAGCCGAAAAAGAAGAAGCGTAGTTTTTTCGGTTACTTTTGGTGAAATGTATGAGTGTCGAGATGGTAAAGTTCCGTTGATTACGACGAAAAAAATGGCATATAAGTGATTGGGATGTGTCACGGATATGAGTCAGATGTTTAGAGATGCGACAAATTTCAACCAGCCGCTCGATAATTGGGATGTGTCCAAGGTGACGGATATGCGTGGTATGTTTGCTGGTTCGGGCATGAGTGAATCGAATGCGACTTGGTATTTTGTCGACGGCGACAGCGACAGCACTGTTAATGAATGAATAAATTAATACAGACGAATGATAAAACGCGAGTGCGTCGCGGCACCGTGGCCGATCCGGTCTCTCTTATTATTATTTTATATACCTATGTTAAAGTACTATGTTGTTTAGACAAAGGTCGAACAAAAGTTTTTTAAATTCAAGTCTAAGTCCCGCCATCCCCGCATCTTCAGCAACTTTGTATATTGCGTGCAAAAAACTATCTGGGCACTTAAATGAAAACAATTTAAGATTATATAACTCATTGAAATCGACGGAAAAAAAGGGGGGGAGGAAGCGTTCGAGTTCAATTTTTGAACATACAAAACCATTCATAATGATAAAACAAACCGAAAATATGGCTGTATTTGTGTATAGAAATTCGGTCTTCAAACTTAAAAATGTCCATTATGAACGATACCGACACGAGATTTTTTTCACACGTGCATTTTATGAAGAGGCCATAAAGACGTTGTTATCCGAAGATGGATATCTAATGATTTTACCGAAATTTAATCGACCCTTGTTCCACTATAAATACTTTAGTGAAGACCAATTCACAAATCTCAAAGCAGATCTAGTAAAGCAGGTTTTAAATTTTCATAGAAACAGTTGCGTACATAACGACATTAACGAAAACAATATCGTTAAAATTAAGAAAGATGATGCGATTAATTGGAAAATAATAGATTTCTCGAAAATGATGCGAATCACTTCTCGAGAAAAAGAAGACGAAGAAATAGTATTACAAACTAATTCTGGAGACATGAAATTGGTTCCAAAATATGCAATTGAAAGTTGTGAAAATGATTTATTTTGGATGTTTATGAAAGATTGGAAGAGTTTGGTATATATTATAAATGGGTTTTTAGAAGAAATTCATGTAGACATTATTGAACTTCAATATTCATATGAAGAGAAGGACAGGTCTCGAATTCTTAAAATTATAGAAACAATTGCGTCTCAGTTCAATCAGCGGGTACCCGATATTTACTACAAACTTTAGATTTAGATTGTATGTGACATTTTTTGTTTCTCTTGTAGCTTTTGGTTTTTCAATGATATTTCTTTATCCCTTTCTTTACCGGAAATCTCAAGCGTATCTTGTATGTCTGTATAACCTTCATCATCCGTAATTAGAATTAAATACAGCAAACCGACCGAGACGAGTGACACGATTGTACTTAAGATGATAATATTTATATTTATCATGTTGTATTATATATATATATGTTATACATTATAAAAAATGATAAAAAATGATAACAAAAATGATACGAATTCTCATTTGAATAGAAAAGTAAGCGGAATATCAATAAAATCAAATCTCTTAAGAATGGGGAAATATATGGATCAGCCAACGTTTGCCAAAGTTATCAATGATATACAGATTAAAAATGAATCCGAAGAATCCGAAAATTTGGCAGCATCCTATCAAAAATATGAAGAAAATTACTATAAAACATCAGTTATTTTCGATAAATTAAATACGAATTTGCAAGTTGATCCTTCGATTAAACTTTCAACTCCAGATTTAGAGAATCTGAAAACAGTCAAAATATTTTTAGATAACTTTTATGACGCATATGAAGGTTCTGAAGGTTCTGAAGGTCATGAATATAATTTAGAGCATCTTGATAAAATATTAATTCTGTCATCACGATTGCTTGATATTATCACTGAAATATATCACTATCACCGAGTTCGTTTAACTATGAAAAGTTATTATGATAATGGCAAATATCACTTAATCCCTAAAATCATGGTCAAATGTGCAAAAGAAAATCCGACGACATGCAACATGTATTTTCGTCTCCTTCAGATGTCGCGATCGGAAAAAGAAAACGAAATGGATATCGATGATTCTATATACAAAATAATTGATTTGAGAGAGCATAAAGTTACTTTTACTTAATCTTAAAAAAAAATAATTGATACAGTTAAAAAGAAATGACATATTGTGAGTTCAAATTCGTAAAGCGTCGTAGCTGTAAAATAACGAAGGACGTTAAAAAAGATAACACGAAGGAATGTGAATATAACAAAAAAACGAATAAATGCTTGACTCGATCGTCGAAAAGGAAAAAAACTGTTCTAACGAAAAAAAAAGAAACTAAAGTAATAAATCCAGTTGTAAATAAAAACAAGAATGTCGAGAAGCCTAAAAACAATTTAAAAAAATCAAAGTTTAAGCCCTATCTTTCACAGAGAAAAATGATAACAAAAATTGATGTAGAAAATTTGAGGAAGCAGTTAACAAAAAATATATAATAGTATAAGCAACAGAAGGGCTTCACATTCAAATATTGAACATAAGATGAACATAAGATGTCTTATCATCTCTTTGAATGGATGTTGTTGTAGTGCGGAAAACACTTTCACTCCATGTTTTCTATTCATTTCCTAGCCACTACACGCTTCACACACTTCTTCAGGAGGTTCGACAGTGAACTTTTGAGCTGAACTTTGTGGCCGAGTTCTTAAATAATATGCCCCGGTTTTGAGCCCCTTTTTCCAACCGTAAAATAACGCACTTGTTACTTTCGATGATATCGCTTCTGTGAAAAACAAGTTCATACTTTGCGATTGGCAAATATACTTACCGCGGTCAGCCGCCAAATCGATCACGTTTTTCTGAGAAATTTCCCACACATTTTTGTAAATGTTCTTTAATATATCGGGAATATTCAAATTTTTCACGCTACCATCATCTCGGATGATAATGTTTTTTGTTTGTTCGGTCCATTTACCGAGTCCAATCAAATCATCTTGCAAATGTTTGTTCACCACAATGAACTCGCCTGCAAGAGTTCTTCTAACGTATATATTTGAGGTTATCGGTTCGAAGCATTCGTTATTTCCAAGGATTTGGGCTGTCGAGGCGGTTGGCATTGGTGCAACCAATAAACTATTCATGACACCATTTGATTTTATTTCCTCACGTAACGCATTCCAATTGTAGACAGGCTCCGCGAGTGAAGGTTGAGTCGACCAAAGGTCAAATTGAAACTCCCCTCGACTCAATGGCGATCCTTCAAATGTTGAATAAGCTCCTGCAAACGATTTCGGATTTTTCATTTTCTCGGATTTTTTCTTTGCTAGTTCCAATGATTCAGTTAAAGATGCGAAATATATTGTTTCGAATATTTTTTCGTTTATTAATTTAGCCTCGTTCGATTCGAATGCGATTCGCATTTTCATGAAGACATCGGCCAGTCCTTGAACCCCAATTCCGATAGGACGATGTCGGGTGTTTGAACGTTTTGCAGATTCAATTGGATATGTCGACCGGTCGATTACACGATTTAAATTTCGTGTTGTCAGTTTTGTAACCTCAACAAGGTCTGCATAATCAAATCGAGCGGGAAATTTTTCGACAAACTTTGAGTATCCACCTTTGAATTCTCCAAGTTTAATTTGTGGGTATTTCTGATTTTTTTCCGGTTCGGAAAGTTCCTCTATTTCATATTCAATATTCCAACGCTCACACCAGCTTTTTGTAAGGTTGCAGAATGCGCAATTTGGAATCGTTTTGATGTGTACGATTTCACTGACATCTGGTTTAATTACGTATGAAGGCAACGACAAACTTGCGAGATTACAAACAGCAGTCTCTTCTTTTGAAGTGTACTCGACTATTTCACAACACAAATTACTAGATTTGATAGTTCCGAGATTTTTCTGGTTGGATTTTTTGTTACAAGCATCTTTGAACATTATATATGGAGTTCCAGTTTCCGCTTGGGATTCTAGAATTTTAAACCACAACTTCTGCGCGGATATTTCAGTTGTTCCTTTGCCCTCCTTTTCATATGTTTCGTAGAGTTTTTCAAAATCGTCTCCATAAACATCAGATAGACCTGGACACGAGTGTGGACACATGAGTGTCCACTTCTCATTTTTCTCGACACGTTTCATGAAGAGGTCCGGAATCCACATAGCGTAGAATAGATCTCTCGCACGTTCCTCTTCAAACCCATGGTTTTTGCGAAGCTCAAGGAAATTTTCAACGTCTGCGTGCCACGGTTCGAGGTAGATTGCGAACGAACCATTGCGTTTTCCTCCACCTTGATCAACATAGCGTGCTGTATTATTGAACACTCGTAACATTGGAACTAATCCAGTAGAAGTCCCAGTTCCTCCACCTATCTCGGCACCACGTGCACGAATATCATGAACGTGAATTCCGATCCCACCACTACATTTGGAGATTAACGCTGTATCTTTCAAAGCATCGTAAATACCCGAAATACTATCTTCTTGAATTCCCATCAAGAAACACGAAGCAAGTTGGCCATTATTCGTTCCTGCGTTGAAAAGGGTAGGTGTCGCGTGTATCATTTTTTTATTTGACAACGCATTGTAACATGATATTACGTTTCTAATATCATTTCCGTAAATACCAATAGACACTCGTAGAAATAAATCTTGTGGACGTTCAATAATATCACCATTGACTTTCAAGAGATACGACTTTTCAAGGGTTTTGAAACCAAAGTAATCAATAAAGTAGTCTCTTGTATAATCGATCACGTTATTAAGTTTCCCTTTACTTTTCATGACTGTATTATACAATTCTTGAGTGACGAGTTTTGTTTGACGTCCATCTTTTGTAACCGAGTTAAAAAGTGTTTGAATAGTTTCTGAAAATGACGGCGATGTCTTTTTATGATGATTTGAAATTGCAATTCTTGAAGCAAGAATTCCATAATCTGGATGTTTTGTTGTCAACGACGCACACATTTGAGCAGCAAGTTCGTCGAGTTCACTTGTTTTTACACCAGGGTAAATATTTGAACACACTTTCTGTGCAAGTGCAATATAATCAATATTTAATTTCTTTGAAAATTCCGAACTTTTTATGAGAACTCTAAGTCTACGAGAAACCTTATCAAAAGAAACGGTTTCCCGTTCACCGTCTCTTTTTAACACGTACATCACATCATCCTCATCACATGTATTATTTGAAATTCCATCGTTTGAGACATCCATTTTATAATTTTATAATATATATTTAGTTTTATATATTTACTTGCACAATATAATTTCTTATCATTTTTATCAAAATTCAACGAAAATAAACAAAGACACACAATTTAGTCGCTGTCGCCGTCGACAAAATACCAAGTCGCATTCGATTCACTCATGCCCGAACTAACAAACATATAACTCATATTCGTCACCTTGGACACATCCCAATTATTGAGCGGCTGGTTGAACTTTTTCGCACCCCAAAACATCGCTTTCATATCCGTCACATTTCCCAATTTAGGTCCCCAATTATTGAGCGGCTTGTTGAAATTGTTCGCAGCCCAAAACATCTCATTCATATCCGTCACCTTGGACACATCCCAATTATCGAGCGGCTGGTTGAAATTTCTCGCAACACCAAACATCTCACCCATATCCGTCACCTTGGACACATCCCACTTATCGAGCGACTGGTTGAACTTTTCCGCACCCCGAAACATCCGAATCATAGTCGTCACCTTGGACACATCCCAAGTGTTGAGCGACTGGTTGAAATTTGTCGCACACTGAAACATCCCACTCATATTCGTCACCTTGGACACATCCCACTTATTGAGCGACTGGTTGAAATTTGGCGCACGGGCAAACATACGACTCATATCCGTCACCTTGGACACATCCCAATCACTTATATCACCGTATTTTGAAACGACCTTATCTTTATCCTTCCCGCCCGCCAAATATCCTCGAACGGCAACGCGGATAGTTGTATTTGTCAAGGCCGGTTTCACGAAACCCTGAATTGAACGGGTTATGTCAGGTGGAAGCACATTCAGATCGGAAATATTCATTCCTCCCTTCTTCGTGGTCACCCGACGGGTATTCTTCTTAGCGCGGGGTTTGCGACGGAGCGTGTTGGACTTATTCGACTTCTTCGACACTCCAGGCATTTTATATATTTTATATATATGGATATTATTATTTCATTATAGTATATGAGTAAATATGTAAATAGGTAAATAGGTAAATAGGACACAAATTCACTTTTACACCTATCATCGCCCCTAATTGACGAAACTTACCGGAACTCATATTTGGTCCCATTTCCCCCAATTTACAATCATACAAAGAAATCGAATTATCAACGTTCGTCGGTACAAACTCACCTAGAAAATAATTTGAATTGAAAAACGTATTTTTTTATTTTCTAAGCTGACTTAAAAGCATGCAAAAGTGGATCAACCGTGTAGCCTATCATCGCCCTTAATTGACATCCTATAAGAGAGACTTGATCGAACACGGTGCCGCGACGCACTCGCGTTTTATCATTCGTCTGTATTTAAAATGTGTATGACATGTAGGGAATGAACGTATATGAACGTGTAAAACTACATGTAGGGAATGAACGTGTATGAACGTGTAAAACTTCTCAAGATTTTAATGTGTGTTAATATTATTTAATATTCTATGATTCTAAGTATCGACATTGGCTTGAATAACCTAAGCTATATTTTGATAGATATACATAATTATGATTCGATGGAATTTGAAATCTTTGAGTGGAATAACGTTAATGTAAATAAATCATTTAGTGATTTGACTTGGGTTCGTAGTAACTATGAACGTTTTTCAAAACCTGACCTCATCAGTTGTTGCGAAGAAAATAGTATTGAGTATACGAAAAAAGATAAAAAAGACGATTTAAAATGTGCGATAAAAATATTTTTAAGAAAGAACAATATAACGAAGGTAATCTCATTGGATTATGAAAAGATAGTTAAGAATTTAAATCGACATTTTGAGAACATCGTCCAAAACTATAAAATCGACCATGTCGTGATCGAGAATCAACCTTGTATGAAGAATCCTTCTATGAAATCGATACAAATGATTCTTTTTTCATTGTTTTGTCTAAAAACAGAAAGTAAAATATCGTTTATATCTGCATCCGAAAAAATGAAGTTCTGTAAACGTAAATCATTTATAAATGAGATACCTAAAAATTACAAAGCAACAAAAAATGCATCTATAGACGTTGTTTTAAAGGTTCTTGAGTCAAACTCATGGAAAAAAATAGTTATAGACAGTAAAAAAAAGGATGACCTATCTGATGTGTTTTTACAAGCTTTTGCTTTTGCAAAACATAAAAAATGATATGTGTATTTTTGAGTTATTTGAGATATTTTGAGATATTTTGAGATATTTTGAGATAATGTGTGTAAAACACTTAAAAACAAAATGTATATTCTAATTCATACAAAATGGAATTTATTGATATTCCTACGACTTCAGATTTTAATATTGATGGTGTCGACGATTTTGATGCGGAACTTGAATTGCTCGTAGATCCCTTAAAATCACGTCCAACAAGCCCGAATGATGATGAGTCGTCGTCCCCACAGTTTAAACAAATCTCAACTGACAAGAAATCACCTGTTATGTTTTCCAAAGACGATGATGATATAGAATTCAAAATACATGTAGATCAGGATAATAATAAACCATCTGCGTTTCAACCAGTAAAAAGTTCGTCTTTTGATTTCGAGAAGCTTGATTCTGTCCCAATTGTCACGTCTGGTGACACGTCCCGCGAGAAACAGGATATTCTCTTCAAACTCAAGCGGATTGAGGCAAAAGGAATACCGCTTTCGAAGTCGTATTCTCGTAACTCATCATTGAATGAGATGCGAGATGAGTACGAAAGAATCAAGCATCAGCGTGATTTACAAAACTCTATCAAGTTCCAGCGTAAAGCTCTTATTGCGACAACCTCGGGGACTGAATTCCTAAATAAACGTTTTGATCCATTCAACTTGAAACTAAATGGATGGTCTGAATCTGTTTCCGAAAATATTGATGATTATGATGAGGTTTTTGAAGAGTTAGGTGAGAAATATTCTGCCAAATCGAATATGCCGCCGGAACTCAAGCTCTTATTGATGATTGGAAGCAGTGCGGCTATGTTCCACGTATCCCAAAAAATGTTTGCGAATGCGTCGCCAGACGTGAACGAAATCATGCGTCGGAACCCAGATTTGGCGAAACAATTTGCGTCCGCAGCTGTGAATCAGCATCTCGAGACACCTAACATTCAATCGCATGTCGAAACCTCGAATTTCATGCAACCTGCTCAGCCGTCGAACAACAATGTGATGCAAGGACCTTCTGACGCTGAAATTGAGAATTTGTTGTCATCAATAAACAATGAGACGGCTGAATCAAAACCTGCGTCGGCCTCGGTGGCGGAAGCTCCAAAAAAAAGACGTGGACGTCCTCGCAAAGTGAAGCCAGACGTCAAGTCATTTTCGTTGAATATTTAAAATACTGTATGTAAACGTATGTAAACAAAACCTCAAAACCTAAATATAATTATATAATTTCATTAAACGTATAATTTCATTAAACGTATAATTTCATTAAACGTTTTGATCTTCGTAAGGTTGTTGAGTAAGTTTTCTTCTGATATTTCCTTCGTTGACATACTTTTTGACTCGTATTGACGATTCCCAATTGAGCTAGAAACTTATTGTTGCGTTCGATGTTTTGAATACGTAATTGTTCATATTCACTCAAATTTATGGTTGTGATATCAATAATGTCTTTATTCGTAGATTGTGCTGCTCGTGCTGCTTTTCTAGCAGCTTTTGAGTCGGCTTTCTTCGCAGCTTGTACTGCTTTTCTAGCAGCTTTTGAGTCGGCTTTCTTCGCAGCTTGTACTGCTTTTCTAGCAGCTTTTGAGTCGGCTTTCTTCGCAGCTTGTGTTGCTTTTCTAGCAGCTTTAATAGCTTCCTGTGCGGTTTTTTTGTCTTTTGTACTAGCATGTGTGTATGCTTTTTCTTTAATTGTCTTTCTTAAGAACACCTGTCCGCATGATGTACATTTGATTCTGCGAACATGATTCTTATAATCACATACAGAACATGTCCTTTGAGGAGTCCTCCCCATTTTTTATTTTTATTTAATATTTATTCTAACGGGAAAACTCATCATTTTTTATTTTTACCCTTAATTGTTTTATTAAATGCAAAAAAAATATATGTGTATAAATTATAACAATGGATCTTTTCTCACCTCTCATAGGAAAAGAAAATTGTGCAACTTTCAAATTCTTTTCTATACTGTGTTTTGTCTTAGGTGCGTTGACTTTATTTACTTTACTAATTTCGATTTCTCTTGGTCTACTGAGTGAATATCCGAAGGGATTTATTACGACTCATACCTTACTAGTGTTCAGTTATTTTGTCCAATACTATATGTTCCGTATTCTTAATGGCATGTGTGTAAAGTCTCTCTAGATGATGATAATCTAAAGGATGAATACTTACTGGCATCAAACATTTAATTCAAAATTCCGGTTCTAGCAATCAGAACTGCATCTATTGGCTCATCGTTAATGTTGGTTTCAATAGTTCCAATTTCATGAATAAAATCCATTCCTTGAATCACTTTGCCAAATACAACGTGTTTTCCATCTAAGTGTGTGGAATCTTTGAGGAGTATAAAGAATTGAGAAGAGTTCGTGTCTGGACCACTGTTCGCCATCGAGACGAACCCCGTACGATTTTTAAGTTCAAAATTCTCATCCTTGAAGTCTTCGCCGTAGATGCTTTTCCCACCCGTCCCGTCGTGGTTTACGAAATCCCCCCCCTGCATCATAAAGTTATTAATGATTCTATGAAACGGAGTTTTTGCGTATGCGTTAGCCTTGCAAAGCTCGTAAAAATTTTGTGATGTGATTGGTACAATGTCATCGTATAGTTCAATCACGACGCGCTGGGTTTTTGTCTCGTTTAAAAACCCCGTTCTATCGATATCTACGAATACACGCTTCCTTTCAACAGCTTCGTATGCGGCTTCAATTTTTTCTTTTTTTTCATCTTCAATTTCTGAACTTGTTTTGTCCTTTTTATCTGGATTCAAGAAATTTACGTAAAATCCATCAAGAATGTAACCGAAAATCAATGATAGAACCGAAATCAATACCAAATTCCGTTGTGTATCTGAATTCATAATATTAATTATATATTATATTTATTTTTTAGTAGTACCAAAATAAATCCGTCGGTATAACATAAAAATGATATCTGAAAAATACAGTATGACTATTATCAGTATTCAGCAAGAGCCGACATGAATGAAGTCGAAAAATATGAAAAATTGTTTGGTCTGAATGAACCAGAAGTTTTGATAGACGATGATGAATTCCTTAAAAACAATATCATAATTTGTAAAGATTGCAACTTACCGACTATTTCAAATGGAAATAATATTTGGGAATGCAAAACCTGTGGCTGTTTTATCGAAGAAACAATAGATACGACATTATCATTCAACGCCCGAAATGAACTAGAGGGCACGTCTATATCGAAATTTCTTCCAAATTCTTCTAAATCAACGATAATGCTAAATAAATTCAACACAGGATATGAACAAATGCGCAAACAAAAGGTTCATAGCTGGAGTAACATGACATATTCTGAACGTTCATTGAACAACGTGTTCATAGATATAAAACTCAGAGCGGTGAACAGCTCTATTTTAGATAATATTACATTTACCGCGCAAGAAATGTATACAGACATTTCAAAAGTTTATATTCCGAGAGGAAACTTGCGCAAAGGCGTAATAGCTGCATGTTTGTTTCAATCATGTAAATTAAAAGGATATCCACGAACCTCAAAGGAGATTGCTCGTATTTTTCAAATTGATGATAAAATCTTCACAAAAGGAAATAAAAAGTTTAACGAAGTATGGTTTAAAATAGGCAATGAGTATATTCACGAAAATAAGATTGATGAAATTGATGACGGGGGTACAAAATATTTAGCACGATTCTGTTCAACTTTATATAATTCTAACGAAAGGTTGCTAGAATTATCTAGAATAATAATTAAATTCATAATACGGAACGAAATTTTACGAAAAAATACTCCACTCTCGATTACCGCATCTTCAATTTATCTTGCAATCTCCATTCTAAAATTAAATATTTCAAGAACCAAAATTTCACAAGTTACAAATGTGAGCAATGTTACAATCGTGAATTGTTTTAAAAAAATAAGAAACCATGATTCTTTCAACTGTCTTCCGTTTGAATTACCTTTGCAAAAATTAGATGCGGAGCTTCCGGAGCTTCCACCTGACAAAATACCAACAAAGAAGAAAACACAACAACAGCGAAAGCAAAGAAACCTAAAAGGCGAATTGTACAAAAAATAATATATGTTAATATAAATGCAAATTATTGATAACCAAGGTCTCGACACTAGAATGAGTCATGTTGGCTGCGTATACAATAACACCATAAATGCTTCAACTGAACCGGGTACTTATTTAACATCGATTGTTCGTCCAAACAAAATCTCACTTGATAAGAAAGATAATCAACTTGTGTCGAAAACTGTCGATGGCACACGCAAATTCGACAAAATATACGAACACGTATCGACTGACATGAAATGTTTGAAGAATGTATCTGTACGCGGTCCAATGGATCCAATGGATCCAATGGATCCAATGGATCCAATGGATCCAACGAATTATACATTCATCCTGAATGATCGTGGAAAGGGAATTGACCGATTTCACTTCCTTCACGATGATTTACAAGAACACGTGATTCAAGATTTCAAGCAGAATGTAAGCTCGCGTGAAATCGAAAAGAATAGATAAAGTTTCAAAATTCCAAAATTCCAAAATTCCAAAATTCCAAAATTCCAACTATGACGACTCTACTCCCCTTCCCATGCCGAATTCCAATCTAACTAACCCCCTTCCCATGCCGACTACTACCTACCATACTCCCCTTCCCAATTATTTATAGTAACATAAACAATAAACCATTTATATATAATACTATCATGATGACTGATGAGACAAATGATGAAAATGAAATATTTTCCCTCTGGAAACCAACGAAACAAATGAATAATGTTACACATCATAAGCATCCAAGTACGGTTTTTGAATCGGAACGCCTTTCGTGCGTTGCGTTACCAAAAAATGAAATTGAATTGAATATCAAAACACATCACGATTATTCGGATTGTTCGATAATCTCAAACAATTTTATTTCAGATATTCAAATTGAATCTATTTCATATGCCATTAAGTGTTTTGAGGATAAACATAATATTTTAAATCGTACCCGAGGGTTTCTTCTTGGTGACGGAACTGGTTTAGGAAAATCCAGATCCATATCTGGAATTATAGCCGAATGTTTTATTCGCAATCCAGTCAATTTTCGTGCGATTTGGGTATCTTTAAATCAAAAACTCGAGAAAACAATGAAAGAAGAATATAAAATCAACGAAACATTGGGAAATATGTGTCCTCGATGGGTTACATTTGATAATTTTGATGATTTTGATGATATTGATGACGAAAACGATAAAGGGTTGTTACTATATGTCACATATTCAAATTTTTTGAATAACGAAAAATTCTTAAAAATCTTAAAGTTTCTCAATACGAACAATATATTACTCATTTTTGATGAATCACACCAATTAAAAAACAAGAATTCACAGACATCTAAACGAATCATGCAACTTCAGGACACGTACGAAAATCCTCGTGTACTATACTCTACCGCAACAAGCGCTTCAAATGTTCGTCAGATGCATTACATGTCCCGTCTTGGTTTATTCGAGGATCATACAAATTTTGTACGCAAACTCGAATACTATGGTAATGCTGCGATGGAAATGTCAGCGATTCAATTAAAGTATTCTGGACATATGATTTCTAGACAGTTAGGACTACATGATATCAAAATTAAGGTTGATATGTGCAAGATATCTAAATCGGAGCAAAGATTATATGAGTATTTGAGCGATATTTTTTTTCAAAAAAGATACGAAATTTCCAGCATTGATACTGCAAATTTTTATCAATATCTTATTTCGAGTATTAAGATGAAGCATTTGGTAGCACACGTCAGAACGAAATTATCCGAAAACAAATCTATTGTTATTGGTTTGAATTCAACATGTGATGGACACAAATCTCCGTTGTACGATCTGTTGTTGAAGTATGGCATAGAATCGACTGAATTCGAAGTCGAGAATATGCTAAATCCAATAGATTATTTTGTGAATGAATTCGGAGTTGATAATGTTTCCGAGATTTCTGGAAGAAGCATGCGTTTGATTTTCGATCCCACTACAAACTCGTACGAAACACAAAAAATCCCAAGTACTTCAAATGAGATTGATGCGTTTCAATTAGACAAAAAACAAATTGCCATAATCACCCGTGCCGGAAATGCAGGGATCTCGCTACATTCGTCAACGATTAGTTCACGGCAACGTTACCATATTTTATTTGAAATCCCTAAATCGGCTGATCTAGTCGTTCAACAAATTGGAAGGACATATCGAACAACTGTGAACACTCACAAACCGATGTATTCAATCTTTATATCAAATATTCCAGCCGAAATGAGATATGTTTTTGGAGTCACTTCAAAGCTAGAAAAACTTGGTGCACTTACGAAAGGAGACAAACGGGCGAGCGTTTTGAACAATGTTGAGTTTAATGGTTGTACGTCCATATCGAAATGTGCATACGATAGTTTTATGCTTGACATAAACATTAATATCGCCAAAAATTGGTACAATACACAAAGACAGACATCAACCCATACAATCACAGAATTCGATTTAGTCTCAATACGACAGGGTCTTTCGGCTCACACTCGTACTATTCGTTCTAACACGTATACTATTTTCACTAAAATTCTTTCAAATCTTAACGATTATATCATTGATAACGATAGACGATCCTTAATACATCATAATAATCTGCAGTATATTTCTTTGAATTTACACGGGCGATATTGGATGTTTATTTTTAAAGGAATGCTAAATAATTTGCAGTATAATTTGACAGACAAGATTTTATTTGGTATTTTGATTGTAATTTTCGAACAACTCGAAATTTATGTCCCAAACACTAAATTTGAAAATTTCTCTATACTTGAAAGATGGACAAAAAAGAATCATACACAGCAGTCACCATATGTCAAATCGGTCGTCAAAACTTTATTACTTTGTAGGAACACTTCAGAATGTCAGAATACGCTTGGGAAATTACCAACTGACATTTTTTATACAATCATCCCATACTTGACCCATAATAACAACATCCTGAAAAAAATATCTGTTAATGGAACCATCTCATTCAGGAATGAAATTTACAAGCCTCGAAAAATGAATTATCAAAACATTTTGCTAAACAATTTGTTTGACATGAAAATTGATTTACAGCGAATTTTGTTTTCACAGTTAAGATATCATGTTGCGAAAACTAAATTAAACCAAAGGAATTGCAAATATATCTTGCATGTCGACGAATATATTCTTAAGTCTAATGTGAATGATTATGATATTATATATGATTCATTTGAAAAGAGGAAAGACGATTACGAATTATCGTTAAGTTTGAAGAGAAAAACTTCAATCGATGACTTAAATAGAGTATTCTTTAGGTTAAAGCAAAATTTGATATCGTATGTACGGAAAAAAACGTATAAGACCAAATTTGGAATGTTGATTTCGGTCGAAAATAAGTCTCATACGTACGAAATTTGGTACCCTGGTCGAACAAAGCCATCTCATGTATATTTAGAATATCAACTTGAAAACATTCGAAACCATTATATATTCCTTTCGTCGTCTATGGAAGATGATTGGGATGCTGAAGTTGAGAGTGTTTTATCCAGACATTCGATTGTACAGTACCGATACAAATTATTATTGTCTGTCGAGACTGCGATAAAGGAATGGTCAAATTCGCATGGCGTCCTTCTAAAAGTTCAGAACACAGGCATATGTCGCGACTTCGTTGGTCTTTTGAGAAATTTCAGGAAATTTACTTAGGAACCGAAAGAACTAAAGCTACTTCTTTTTAGGGGCAAAATCTGGGTTGAAATTTGTCGCACGAAAAAACATCCAACTCATGGTCACCCGACGGGTATTCTTCTTAGCACGGGGTTTGCGACGGAGCGTGTTGGACTTATTCGACTTTTCGGACTTACTCGACAATCCAGGCATTATTTATTTAATTCATTTTTTCAATTCAAGGTATTATGGAATCATTGGCGCATGAATCTTAGGTCCCGCAACATAATTTTCAAGTTCAAAATCGTCTATTGAATACTCATCAAGTTCTTTCAGTTCATTTATACGAATTTTGGGCTGACACTTGATAATCTGGTTCAATTGTTCACGAACAGCGCCGAAATGTGTATGATACACATGCGCGTCACCAATACAATGATACAAAAATCCTGGTTTTAAACCAGTCCTCTTACACATGATATGCAGCAACACTGAATATGAAAACATATTGAACGGAATTCCCAAAAACATATCTCCCGAACGTTGATAAAACTGTAAATTCAACTGATTCTCATCATCAACGTAAAATTGTGTAATAATGTGACAAGGTGGTAAGGCCATTTTCTCCAGATCAGAAACATTCCACGCAGAGAAAATCATACGTCTAGAATGTTTATCGAATTTTAATGATTCTTCACACTCTTTCAATTGATCAATTCCTTTTCCCGTATAATCTGTAGTACCATCCACATATTTAGCACCCCAATGACGCCACTGATAACCATAAATTGGACCCAATGTTCCTTCAGGATATTCGATGAGACCACGTGAATCCAAAAATTCACGACTAGAATTTCCTTTCCAGATTTTTACATTCAAGTCTTCAAGTGACTGATTATCAGTTTTACCTTGCAGAAACCATAGTAATTCCTTAATACACGTTTTCCATGCCATTTTTTTCGTCGTAATCAACGGAACTTTACCATCTCGACAATCATACTTTGAATGTAATCCAAATGTTGATTTTGTTTTTGCGTTTCTTGTTTCACGAAATATTGGCTGCTCCATAATTGATTTCATATTTTCTAGATAATCAAATTCGTAACTTATATTATTATTTTTATAAGTCTTATATTCAACCGGAATATTCAACGCACCAAATACAGACTTTACGTTTGAAACGATTTTATGTGACGCAGATTCTTCAAAACCTTCGAGGTTATTGAAATCAATATCCAAAATCGCCGAACCATCAACAGTAAAACTTTTATGATGATAGCGTGTGAGATAAATTGTTTTAATTTTGAACTTATAATTTGTTTTCAAAAGTTCCGAAATAAGTTGTCTCCCACCAATGAAAATTGGATCTTCAAGAATCGTAAACGCATCTTCGATATTTGAGATACACCGAATATTATTATCATTTTTAACTCTTTCGATAAATTCGGTATTACTCGTCAGAACATAATTGACTCGGTCCGGAAGAGCAGTTCCAATAGATTCAAAAGTTTTCCGTCCCATCACAACATTCCCAATCGATTTGGTTATAGAACTGAACCGTATAAAATCATCCCGGCAAGTGTATGAAAGGTCATTGTCCCCAGTTCCAAAGAGGTTGTTTTGATTCAATGAAATTATAATAGACATTATAATTGGTGGATTCTTTTTTGATTTGGGTTTTTACACACACTCCAACCTATAACAAGCTCCATGAGACTTCATGCATTTGTTATAATTAAAATCAATATAAAGAGTAGAATAATAAACTCATTATGACACTTGACTCTATACATACAAAAAAAATAAAAGATCTTGAAAGAATTGACAGAGAAAAGATAAAAGTGAATCTGAATAAATTAGAAAACAAAAAGAATGAACTTATGAAAGATAGATCTTCCTGCAACGCAATCGAAATTATGAAAGTTTACGAAGAAATTGAAAATGTTAAGAAAATTATAAATGATACAAAAGATAATCTAAAACAGAAATCATATTATGTTGAAGCGGGGGATGTATTATTTTCGTACTACGACACTTTCGAGAATATAAAGCCCAATTCAGTCGAACATTCAAAAAAGGATAGTATACTATCTTTTTTTGAACATGAATCAAATTCTCAAGAAAATAAGGAAGATGATAAAATAGAAGAAGATGGTACACGGGAGTTTTTACAAAATAAATACCTGGAACTTGGTTGTACCGAAAATATTGTATCAAAAAAAAAAGTGAATACATGGCAAAATGCCGTAATTGTCGAATATTGTGATGTATGCAATTCAGAACTTATACTCGTTCCATCTGAAGGTATCGCAGAATGTTCATCGTGTGGAAATATACAAGAAATAGTCGAAGACGGATCAAAAACGAGCTTTAAGGATACGCCGAAAGAAACGGCATATTACTCATATAAACGCACAAATCACTTTAACGAATGGCTTGCACAATTCCAAGGAAAAGAAACGATAACTATTCCACGTGATATATTATTGAAAATTTGGGCAGAAATAAAAAAAGAGAGAATTCGAAATATCGATGAACTTACAAAATCGAAAATGCGTGCAATTCTCAAGAAATTGAAAATAAGTAAATATTATGAGCACGTACCTTACATAATCAGTTTACTGAACGGCCAGAAAGCACCGTACATGACGAGAAAAACCGAAGAACTTCTTCGTCTCATGTTCCAAAAGATTCAAACTCCATTCGTAGAATTCTGTCCGAAGGAACGCAAGAACTTCTTGAGTTACTCATATGTTCTACATAAATTTGTGGAGATTTTGGGCATGAATCACCTTAAACAGCTATTTCCGTTACTTAAGTCTAGAGAAAAACTGTTTGCAGCTGATTTGATTTGGAAACAAATTTGTGGTAAGCTGAATTGGAGATTTTATAAATCAATTTAAACAACAACACACACTATAGAAAACAATAAAGTTATGCAAAACCCAACTGAACCCAAGCCGAAAAAGAAGAATATGCGTTTTTTCGGTTACTTTTGGTGAAATGTAATCCGGAACGCAATCCTCATCGAAGGATTTTCGTATCCCAACGTTTTGAATTTTCATGTCATTGACAATCATGCTCGACCATCTCTCGAACTAATTCATTAAATGATATCTCAGGTTTCCATTTTAATTTGGTTCGTGCCTTCTTCGAATCACCCAAGAGTTGCTCAACTTCGTTTGGACGATAATATTTTTCATCGACACAAATAAGCTTGCGTCCAGTTTTACAATCAAAACCGATCTCATCAATTCCAGAATACTTCCATTTTATATCAAAACCCCTGAGGGCAAATGCAATTTCAACAAAATCACGGACAGAATACATTCTGTTTGTTGAGAGCACAAAATCTTCAGGTTTTTCATTTTGTTGCAACATTAACCACATACCCCTTACAAAGTCGCGACTGTGTCCCCAGTCACGATATGCGTCCAAATTACCAAGCGTTAAAATATCAGTGGACCCTTTCAAGATTTTTGAGAGACCTAGTGTGATTTTTCGCGTCACAAAATTGAAGGCACGCCGCGGTGACTCGTGATTGAAAAGTATACCGGAAACCGCAAACAAACCATACGATTCCCTATAATTTTTCACAAAATAATGAGCAGCCAATTTAGCGGTACCGTACGGTGACTGCGGATTAAAAGGGGTTTTCTCATTTTGAGGAACTTCCAAAACAGCACCAAACATCTCGCTGGTTGAAGCTTGATATATTCGTATTTTGTCTTTTATCGAACTATTTTTTATCGCCTCGAGAATATTTAACACACCAACCAAATTAGTTTGTGTTGTGTACAACGGCATATCAAAACTGACCTGAACATGTGATTGGGCAGCCAAATTGTAAATTTCGAGTCTTTCCAAACTTCGATTTGCATGTTCGATTCGACTCAAAATACTGGCAATAGATGACGTATCTGTAACGTCAGTATAGAAAAGAGTTAATTTATGTAAAATATGCTCAATTCTTTCTGTGTTTAGATTTGAAGCTCTTCGAATTGTTCCGTATACTTTATAATTTTTTTTCAGCAACAGCTCAACAAGGTACGACCCGTCTTGACCCCCAATTCCTGTAATTAAGGCAATGCGTTGAGACATTTGAGACATTTACCTTAATGGATATTATAAGCAATTGAAAAAAAATGCACCAACAATATAATATTTGCTGACGACTTACTTTATTTTGGTTTCTCTTGAAGATGATGAAGGTGAAATTGATATTTAGCTTGAAGAAGACGACTCCGAATCCGACGTGTGACGAGATAGACGAAATGGAACATTTTGGTAACCTCGCATATTACGCATTTGAATCACCGAACCGACTGTATATTTCGATTCAACATCAATCAAATTTTCCTTGACAATAGTACCGTCATTGTCGGAATAATAACAGGTCTTAATTCCCATTCTCAGCGCAAGACGTTTACACAACACGCACGGTTTAGCATTTGCCATAACATATTCTCCGTCATCAGTTCCTTTTGTCCATCTAATGCTCCATAGTTCAGCTTTTTTTAAACGATCCTTATTTTTGATACGACTTAACGCATCCATTTCAGCGTGTCGTGTGACAGCGTCGGGACACATTCGCTTGCATCCTGCTAAACTTGACACACCAATTGAAAGAGGCTTCCCTGAAATGGTGATGGCAGCGTAGTGATTTGAAACTCGATAGGGTCTTTTCTTATTTTCAATCCTTTTTTGTTCCGTAGAATTGTACTGTGGCGACTTTGGCCAACAGTTGACGTTCAAAGGCATTCCTTATACAATTAATAACACGATCTTGCCGACACATTTTTAAAATTTAGGAAACTGAGAATTTGAGAGTTCTTGAAATTTTATTGTTTAGTTTATAATTGTAATTGTAACAGAATATCATCATCATTTTATCAAAATTTATACGTGATCTAAGGGATATATTCAGAGTTTCCGAGGTTAAGTTTTCTAAAATTAAGACGTTTACTTGATGAGATGTCGATTCCATTTCGCATGTCCGTATCTGTTACTTTCAAAATCCAAATGAAACACTCAAAACTCTTTAAATAATTTGGAAAGTTTGTGTCAGATACAAATTCATAATTATTTATCCCAAAACCATCTAGTTTTTCACGAACTTTCGTCTCTGTGTTGAAAATACCAAATATTTTCGGAGACGTGATTCCCGGTGTGTATGATACAATGATGTATAAAAAACAGTCGTTAAAAGAAACGCTGCGTATCATTATAGTATTTTATAACTCACATATTATACAATCAGTATATCATTTTATATTTTATTTAACCAAGTTTCTCGGTTGTCGCATTTTGGGCCGGCTGCACTTCCCGTTTTTAATTAAACAATCTAGTGTATTGTTCTCAGTTGGATTATCTGTACGAATGCACGTTTTGCGTTTTAGATTCAATTTTAATTTACAAAATTCAACTTTTTTGTTTGTTTTCGAATCCAGTGCAAATTTCGACTTATCCGACACGGTCATCGCGGTTCTAGATTCAGGCACGTTTATAGAATCAGGCCCTGGTTCTAGTTCAGGTTCTGGTTCGGGCTCTGGTTCTAGTTCAGGTTCTGGCTCAGGCTCTGGTTCGGGCTCTGGTACGGCAGGCTCAGTCGCAGTCTCAATCTGACGTTGCATCGGTTGGAGACGATTTACGAATTCTGTAGAAAAGCTATCAAGATTCATGAAAAATTCAAAATTGCCACCAAATTTTGTAAATATAGGACGTGATAGAACGACGGCACCCGTATCACAATTAGGTAAATATAACAATAAAAAATGTGTCTTATCAGATTCAGAATCTTTTGTTCTTAGTTTTATAAGAGTACCATCTGATTTCAGAACAATGATGCGAATCTTATTCAGTGTTTCTTCCAGCATTCGTAGATGAGAGATGTACGACTCGATGTCATTACTATCGAGGTCTACAAACACACGATTCGATAGTATATCTTTAATTTTGCCTGTATTATATTTTTGGTTCTCTAAAAACAATTTAAACTCACGTTCATTTGAAGAAATATGTCTGAAGTCTCGTTTTAAAATTGCACGCCATGTCAACGAAAGGAAATCTCCGGAATCTAGTATTGTATACTGTTTCCTATTTAAAAGCAAATTTGTATCGACAATGAAATTACCAATGTATTTCGCAAAATATGATTTATTCCTTATTATGCCAAAATATTGTTCTAAATCATTTTCATGGATGATGTTATTCGTCGTGTTTTTTTGAAATTGCTTTTTCACATCGGAAATTTCTGAGCTTGTAATAACACGAATGCGTTGATTATTATATTGAATTTCACCAATCAAGATTTCGAGGAATTCCGAATGTTTATCTGCATAAATCTGTGAATGAGCTCTATTAATTTCTGTTTTCAAATCGTCGATACTTGGCGATACAGTGAAAACTTTTGTTCGCTTGAAATGAGCAGCCAAACCTAGACAATAATCTTCGTACGAATTCCATCTAGTTCTATGCTCTTTTAAGTATGATTCCATGGTTTCATTGGTATCAGGATTGCAATTCAATGGACAATATGTTTGCGTCAATTTGTTTAATAAGCTACCAACACTCTCCAACTTGACTTTTTGCGTCGCGATTCTATCACTGGTTTGAAGTACAACGCCAATTACATGTTCGCCTTCATAATCCGTAATATATTTAATTACATTGCATGTATTACGAAACACCGACGAATTATTAAAATAATTATAAAACGCAATTGTATCTTGTAAAGTATTTTTGGTTTTATTACAAAAATCAAAAGTAACCGAAACATCACTGATCAAATCTCTTGACTCGATTGGAACGAAATATGTGTTGTTTTTATATTCAACTAGGATTCCATGAACATCATATTGGCGTCGATGCATCACCTGTGAAGTTATTTTCAGTTGCAGAATATTAATCCCTTCTGGAACAGTGACAGGTTGTTTACCTTTAGGTGGATAGTATTGTATTGACCGAGATATGTAATCGTTCTCACGCATTTTACGAACTTGTATATCCGAAGTGACACCTATACATCCTTTTTGAAGTAATGTTATTTTTTCCCATTGATCGTCAATTCCGAACTTAAAGTTCTTTTGTGTTACCTTACTTTTTTCTGTTATGATTTGCACCAACGGTTCATAAATATTCATTCCGTTCTTCTTGATAGTTAAAAACGCGCACTCGGCTCTATATTCTGCATCTAAGAAACGCAGCTTTTGCTTACCATATGGGCATATATATTCAACTTTGTTATTTTCAATGCTGAACATAAATAAGTTTATTCCATCATCAAATAACACACTGGGTTGACACACTATTTCCCAGAGAATTGAATGATCGTGAAGTGATTTCACATCATCGATGAAAGCAAGTATATTGATAGTCGCATTATAAAGTCTATTCAAATAATCTGCAAGAATACCTTTAGGAAATGTTAATGAACTTATGAAACCAGAGTGTAGTTTCTTCCATTTAATAAAACTCTCTATGGTGGTGTTACTTCCATTTACAGATCCATTGCAAAACATATCAACTAAAGTTCTTGCTTTTGAAAGAACAACTGGGTTTCCAATGTTTTTCTTGATAAGGTTCTTTAATTCGATTATGGTAACTCTTTGTCTTAGTTTTTCTTTTTCTCTGTTCGGTGTTGACCGGGAAGGGGGCGCGTTGTACAGATATCGAACACACTCCAAGAATGATTCGCTCATATCAAAACCCTCTTCATAAATACCATAACGGAGAAAACCACCACCCAGCATTTTTTCTGAAGATATTGATCCATACGTTAGAAAAGAAGGGTTTTTAAAGAACCTATGAAGGAATTCTGGAATATCACCAAACTTATCTTTTGGGGTATAAGAACTTTTTAATTTGTGAATGTATTCTCCTCGTGGGACATTGGCTGCGTCTTTTTCTGTAAACACTATTTCATCGTAACGTTTTTCTTGGTTGACACTTTTTTGTAGACGGCACGGAAAAAGTACTTCTTCTTTTGCGACATCCGTGTCGCCAACTTTACCTTTACGTATAACAATTTGATTATACTGAATGATTTTTTTGTCTTGAATTTTCACGTTCACCTCAGTTGAACGAGAGTCGTTGCATAACGGACATTTTTGTTCAAAATTTTCTATATATTCTTTCCATTCGATTGCTATATTACATTCTTTACAATACACATCACACGAAAGAAGGTATATATTTTTGTATTTTGGGAAATGTTTAATTCTTAGTTCAGAATTGGGCGTCACCGGATATGTACGATCAAAATTTTTCATATTTAACATTATAATTTCAAATTCAGATTTTGTAAATGCTATAGGTTGAATTGGTTTTTGACACTTTCTAGAATATTTTATATTTTGTGTTTCTGGAAGTAGACTCAGCATTCTCTTAAATTTAAATTCAGTGTCGGATTTAAATTCATTGAAGCGAACATCAATGTCTACAACTCCATTAGGTACTCCAATTGGTTCAGATTCTGATTCCGATTCTGATTTTAATTCTAAACTAGAATCAGATTCTGAACCAGAATCACCAGAATCAGAATCTGATTCGGAACTAAAATTATTAAATTTATCTTCTTTATTAGGATACAACATCATTAGTGGTCCAGCGTTACTATTAGCGAGTCGTGTCTCTTCCACAACATCGTCTAACGAATGTTTCAATATATTCATAAAATAATTTATATCATCAAGATCCTTTGTGTAATATATGAGAGTCAAATATCCATCATTATTACCATCATTAAACTTTATCTTGTTACCTACTACGGACCTATCACTTCTACCCCCTGATGATTCCAAACGATTTGTTAATTCATCTGGGTTCAACTCCATAAATAACTTACAAAGATACGCATTGTCATACTTTTTAGTTGTGGGGTACTTGTAACTGTAACCTTGAGTAACGTGATCATCAATAAAACGATTTTGGGAGTTAGTACTGCTGAATTCTCTTGTTTTTATAAATGATAGTTGTGAGGTTGTCATTCTATCGGGATTGCCTTTTTTGGAAGATTCCAATAATGTATTTATCCTAAAATAACATTGATTGTACGAGATACTCTCTAATAACTTGTCTCTGGGGTGGTGTTGTCGTAAATCAATGCCGATTTTTATATGAACAGCGATATTAGAAAACTCTACTTTATTACTATCATCGTGAATATTGAATTTGAAATTGATCTTATTTTCAAGTTCCAAAATTTTAGATATTATATCCTGGATTTTACGTAAACCAGTATCCTTCTTCATTGCGTCACCTTTTGATGCCGAGACCATAACATTAACCGAACCGTTTGATCCAATGGTCAAATCCGCTGTAATACCATCATTAAATCTAAAATTGAATTTCAATTCATGAGATTCTCTCGCAGATTTTTCCTTGTGGGTCGTGTCTTTCATAATCTTTTTCCAAAATGTGGATTCAAAACTCGATTCTAAATCCGATTCAAATATTTTATGTTTTTTTTTATAGGATATGTACGGGATTATATTACTAAGTTCAAATAATTCAAATATTTTATTTAAATCCGGGCATTTCGGTGTTTTGTTGTTTAATGAAGCTCTCATCAAAGTTATGCAATAGTTATTATCTTTAATGTCATCGTCTCTATTTTCCATCAAAGTTATTTCATCTGTGTGTCTTTTGATTGATTCTTTTACTTCCTCCGTTAGTGTTGTTGGTGCACCTTCTGATTTTCCTTTCACATACACATAAATTTCGTCATTTTCGGGGAATAATTTTGACAGCACATCGTTAGGTAAGTGTTCACAACTCTCACCATCACAAGTCGATCGTATAGCTATTTGAGTGTAATCCTCTAAATTATCTGGCGGTGGCTGATCAGAAGTAAGATAAACAAAAACCTTCTTTTGAACTTGAATTACCGAATCATATTTGCTTAATGTCATTTTCAATATACGGGAGTTATTGTCACATTCCGTAAACCACACTTTAATTCCCAATATTCCCATTACATACTATTACTTTTTTTTTATGTTCAAAAAAGGATAATATTATATATATATACAATACTTAAGTAATAATATGATAAAAGATGTGATCAACGAGTGGTCATACGAAAATCGATATCGCCTAAGTTTATACATAATAGTTGTGTTTCTAGGAGTTACACAATCATTTTGGATAATCCCGTCTCTCACATCCTCACTTATTAATTCAATATACGAAGGAAATACCACTCGAAGAGTTGTTATGTTGCTGATTGCAGGTTACGTATTCGTCATTTTCACTGATATAACAAAAAGATACATAGAAGATTGTTTTGTTCCCGATTTCAATAAGAAAATTCGCAACCAAATTTACGAATATGTGATTCGTTCATATTCAGCGGATAGAGACATAGAACTTGGAAAGTTGTTACATGTTTTGTCTTATTTACCGTATTCGATTCGTTCGATTTTGTTAGATGTATTACGCATACACATTCCATATGGTATCGCATCAATAGTTTTGATAACATATTTTTTTAAACTCGATAGGAACATTGGTTTATTACAATTAGGAACATTTATTATATTTTGTTCAATCATTCTTTTGAATACGAGTACATGTGTTCACAAGTCAAATGTTGCAATGAATCAATACTTGGAAATAAGTGAACAAGCAAAAGATCGTATCGCAAATATCGAAGCAGTGTATGCAGCGAAACAAGAGAAATTTGAAATCGAAAACTATGCCAAACTGAACACGCGAAATACGTCCGTACATCGTGATGCGTTGCGACACAATTGGTTTTTTAGAATTTACGAAGAAATATTAATAATTTTTTCATTTTCGTTATTCAATTATATTTTATTCAAAAACAAAAAGATGAGTACCAAAACGAAAATTGCACTTTTTGTCGCAGAAAATTATTATTTCTTAAAAATATTGAAACAAACCCAATCCAATATCGTCGGCATCTTAACGAATATTGGTGAATCGAGAGCTCAAATCGAATACTTAACAGAAATCGTAAATTCAGACTTACATTTCGAAGCGAAGGGAAAGAAAAAAGACTCCGATTTTGCATTGGATATTTCAAAACTCAGTTTTAGATACCATACAGAATCTGATACAGAATCTCCGTGGATTTTCAAAGACATTGACCTCAAAATTCGACACGGTGAAAAGATATTTTTGAAAGGAAACTCTGGAAGCGGTAAGTCAACATTTTTAAAAATTCTAATGCAATCGCTTGAACCAAATTCCGGAATTGTCAAAGTCTACGGCAATACAAACAAAGCCAGAATTCGCAAAGAAATCACAATTGTAGATCAAAGAACAAATTTGTTCAACGACACAGTTCTTGAAAACATCAAATACGGGAACAACGCATCGACAAATCAAATAGAACACGTGATCGCTGATATGAATACTGATATATTCAAGAACTTGACAGATGATTTAAATACGGAAGTTGGTGTTGACGGTTCCAATGTATCTGGTGGTCAGCGTCAGGCTATCGTGCTCTTGAGATGTTATTTCTCGAAAGCACGCTTGTTGCTTCTCGATGAACCGATATCAGGAATTGACGAGGATAATGTTGATATTATTTTAAAACTCATTGACAGAATTAGCGAAAATAAAACAGTTATAATAATTTCACATAATTCGAAAATACAAAAAATAACAGATCGTGAAATAGAATTAAAGAATACTACAAAACAAAATCAAAAACATAGTTTTTTAACCATATAGAACTTTCATTGATTCATCATCAAAGAAGTTATATGATTTTTTTAAAAAGATTTCTTCAATGAATATAATTGATCTTTGTCCAAAGGAAATATAATAAACGACTTTGTAGAAATCACCTGATTGACGCATGTAGGGTGTTGTATGTATGTATAATGATCGTATATTTTTAATCTTATTAATAGATTTGTTAAACATTTTGATATGAAATTCATTCCAGAGATGCATGTAAAATCGAAATTGTTTGATTTCTGCCCATACATCCTCCGGGAAGTACATTCTTGATTACATGTACATATATATATATATATCCATGTACATATCTTTATATTTGATTCGGATTTTACCCTCTTTTTCTTTTGACGACTGTATAGCTATAAATTTTTAAATCCTGAATTTTTCGCAAGTGAACGTATGGCATAATTTGAGCATTTTAGAGCATTATTCCGATTCCCGAAGATTATCAATTTTTCTCGAGTTCTCGAAATCATAACGTTTGTTCGACGCTTCGTTAAAAACTGAGTTGGTTTCGATTTTACTAAACTCAATATAACTACATCAGCTTCATTTCCCTGAGATTTATCAATCGTACACGTATTTGTATTTTCAAAACTAGAATTTAGAATCATATTTTGAATTAGTTCAACCTGTTTTTTGTACGGCGATATAATCATAATCGATTTGTCGATGTTTGTGAAATTTATGATCGTTTTTCGAATCATTTCTATTTCTCGAGCATTAATCTCATCGTCTTCGATACCAATCGAATGAATCCAAACAATTGGATTATCTATTTTCCGCGTGTGACCGACTTTCAAAGGAATTCTATAGAAATGTTTGTTCATCAAGTCGACAATTTTGTGTGGGATTCTATATGTTTGAATCAAATGATGTGTATGATGTCGAGAATCTAATACATCTAATATTGACTCTTTTTCATCATTTTTGCCATTTGGATAATATACTGAAAGCTGTTTTGTATCACCAATCAAAATTATTTGATTCATATGTCCATTCAGATCGTTCACAAATTTTTCAAGGTATAATACTTTCCACGATTCTACAGTCGAAGACTCATCAACAATAAACGTAAATTCTATCAAATCGGCTGGTGAACTTTCTTTTTTCTTAAGAAAATCAAAAACTTTGTTAATCGAACCAAATGTTGTAATCAAAATTGTAGCATCCTTTGTAACAGCTTCACGAGCGTATTCAATCGAAACGTTAACATTTTTTTGCAAATTCTCATATTCTAAGAAAAGTTTAGTCAAGTCTTGGAGAATGACATCGATTTTTCTTTTAGTCTTTATACTGAAGTTTTTTGTTGAAATTTGGTAACGAACATATTCCAAATCTGTCCACGAAAACCGATTTAATTGAACCTTTTTGAAGAATTTATAACAAAATCTTCGAAGTTTCTTGGTTCTATTGTTTGCTTCGATAATAACTTTGTTCATTTTTTGATATATGTTTAAAACGGATTCGTGATTATAAATTTTGTTATCTATCAAATACCGAGCCGACGAAACATCCATAGATTCAGAAGACCCGAATGCAACAACTTTTTTGTATTGTTCGTTCGTAAACTTTTCACAAATCGCCGAAATAGCCTTGTTTTTTTCACTCAAGACAATTGTATAGTGTTTCACATTCCTGTTTACATTATTACAGTGTGCTGTATTATCATAAAAATTTTGAATATATTCAACTGCAGTTGAAATCACCATAGTTTTTCCTGTTCCAGGTGGTCCAGAAATTATTGTCAATTGACGCATGTCATCGAAAATACTCTTCTGTTCATCATTCAAATGGCGGTTAATATTAGCATCATTATTTTTAGGAATCATAACTAAATTTATAGATTTGTTTTCAAGGATGAGTTTGATCGGAGCAGAAACAAAATCTTTAACAAATATTTCGTCCAGCCATTTCTTTGCATTATTTTCATTTGAAAACGAACTGATGGACTCTAGCTCTACAAATCCATCCTTTCCAAGTTTTTGGTTCAGTTCTTTCATTTTTTTACCATGTATTGATAAATAGTTGATATCATTCACTGTATGGAGATATGCAATATAGTGACCGATGATACTATAAAACTTGATATAACACGAATAAAGATCGTGTTTGATATGTTTTATCACACTGTTTTTTTTAGAATCTTCTATAAATTTTTCAAACACTATATTCACGCGATACTTGTCGCCAAATTTTGTCATTAGTATTGAATATTCACGACGGGGAATATTTGAAAAGTTATGACTCATCTTCAAAACTCCAATATAATCATCAAGATTTTCACGAACTCTATCAAGTATAGTTTCATCATAATCATATGCTTCATCATAAATTACAGAATCAAGAGTTAATGTTTCATTTGTAAGAGGAGATTTCTTAAATTTTCGAATGTATGGAATAATCACTCGTTTATCATATGTAAATCCGTCTGCGCAAACACATGTATTCGTCTTGTCGAGGTTATTCTTTGAATATGCGCATTCCATCATTTATATTTTGTTTATACCTTTAAATTCAAATCATTTTTCTTAGGAATAAACGAAAAATAGGTGTGTGTGTTTTTTTAAATATAAAATACTTTGAAGCATTATATGCCACGACGTTTCACACTAAAAAATAGAACAAAAGAAAGAAAGACTCGCAAACGTCGTACTCTTTTAGTTGAACCTGAACTCAAGCCTGAACCCAAGCCTGAACCCGAACCAGGGCCTGAACCCGAACCAGAACCTGAACCCGAACCAGAGCCTGAATCCGAACCAGATCCTGAACCTGAACCTGAACCCGAACCCGAACCAGAGCCTGAACCCGAACCAGAACCAGGGCCTGAAATAAACCCTAGAAAACCAAACCGACCAAGTACTCCGATTCCGAATATCTCATTTAAAGTCGAAAATGACGACGATGATAATGAAGATGACAACGAAGATGACGAAGACGAAGACGAAGACGAAGACGAAGACGAAGACGAAGACGAAGACGAAGACGAAGACGAAGACGAAGACGAAGACGAGGATGAGGAGGAGGAAGACGATGCAGACTATGAAGACTATGAAGATGACAATGAAGACGATGATGAACCTCTTTAACGCATTATGAAGAATAAATTATGAATTCTCAAATGAGATACTTTAAATTTCCTTCAATTGAATGATGAATAAAAAATGCGATGAAACCGATCAAAACATCTAAAGCCAAAAACATCCATGCGAAATCTTTTTTGGTAATCGCAGTAAAAGCGAACGCAAACCACAACAAGGCGTGCACAGGCCGAAGATTATTCCACCATATTTTGTCTCCAAAAACTTCGAGTCCAGTTTTACGCAATTCACCCAAATAGATAATTGTAAATCCAATCGCAGGAATCAAGGCAAGAGTACCCATATATTGCAAATATTTGGTTGATATTGTCTTCGCAAGATATGCGAGATACGAACGCGACCCGATACATAAAACCAGAAACACGATAAATCTCTTTTGAATATTATTCATTCGTATTATTTATAATTTATAATATTATTTTAATTCGTCTTTTTGTCTTTTGTCTTTCTTGTATTTCTTGTTTTTTTTTGAAGAGTTACATGTGTGTGTACATCCGATTCATATCCATCACCTTGGGGCAAAACCTGGGTCAAATATTGTCGCCAAATAATAATAAGAGAGACCGGATCGGCCACGGTGCCGCGACGCACTCGCGTTTTATCATTCGTCTGTATTAATTTATTCTTCATTAACAGTGCTGTCGCTGTCGCCGTCGACAAAATACCAAGTCGCATTCGATTCACTCATGCCCGAACCAGTAAACATACCACCCGGGCCGATCCGTCACCTTGGACACATCCCAATTATTGAGCGACTGGTTGAAATTTGTCGCAACAGCAAACATCGCATACATATTCGTCACCTTGGACACATCCCACTTATCGAGCGGCTGGTTGAAATTTGTCGCATTCATGAACATCCGAATCATATCCGTCACCTTGGACACATCCCAATTGTTGAGCGGCTGGTTGAAATTTGTCGCAGCATAAAACATCCTATCCATATTCGTCACCTTGGACACATCCCAATTATCGATCGACTGGTTGAAATTGTTCGCACCCCAAAACATATAACTCATATCCGTCACCTTGGACACATTCCAATTATTGAGCGGCTGGTTGAAATTTTCCGCACTAGCAAACATCACACTCATATCC